TTACGCATCACCATGCTAGGGTCATTGTCCATGTGCTGAACAACCCAGTTCTTGACTGTAGTAAACTCTTTCTTCTTTAAGGATCCAAGAAGAGAATCAAGATTAACGTCAGCAACATCAACCAATATGGCAGAGTTGATACTACCTGTAGCAGCATAACGCTGACACTCGTTAATAAGACGACGCCAATCAGGGTAATAACGCTTGACCAACTTAGCGAGAACTTTGTCTTCATACTCTACATTTTCGTGAGTGAGGATAGACTTTAGTCTCGTAAAAAACTCACCCTGAAGTTTGACAGCTTGCTCAGGTTTGATTCTAAAATCAACAACCGTACAACGCGAATGTAGCGGTTCGATAATTTTATTTATAAAATTACATGTGAAAATGAAACGACAGTTACCATGAAACTCCTCCACAGCGGTCCTGAGAGACAGTTGAACATCATTGGTGGTGTTGTCTGCCTCATCAATGATGACCACCTTGTGGGACGCTCCAGAGGTCAGAGAGATGGTTGTGGCAAACTGCCTCACACGGTTCCTCACGGTGTCTAGAAAGCGTCCCTCGTCGGATCCATTGATCACGATGTAAGAGGCACCAATCTCCTCACACAGCGCCTTAGCGATGGTAGTCTTGCCCACACCAGCAGTGCCACTCAGTAGCAGGTTAGGGAGTTCCCCCTGGTTGACAAAACCCTGAAACACTTCCTTAGTGCTTTCAGGGAGAATACAATCTTCAACAATGTTTGGGCGGTATTTCTCCACCCACAGAAACTCTTTACTCATTCTAATGGTCGTGTAAATGATTTAAATGTGATGTCTTTGGCAGTAAACATCATTTGCATATACTCCATACCCCTCTTGGGTTTGGTATGCTCACCACAGGTAAAGATATCGCAGACTGCCATACCTTTTTCTGGCCAAGTGTGAATACTAATATGACTCTCTGCTAGCATAGCAACACAAGTTACACCTTGTGGTTCAAACCTATGTGAATTGATTGCTAGCAAAGTTGACTTACATTTTTTGGAAGCAGTGTAAACGATGTCTCTAATAAACTCTTCGTCATCCAAAAGATCGCGAGTGCAGTCTTTAAGTGTGAAAAGCAAATGCTTCAAGGTTCCAGTGCGATGTAGTATGTAAGGTCAGCGTTTACGTTAGTCCATTCAGAAATAAGGTGTTGGGAAACTTTGACAGTGTAATCACCAGGGAGAAGACGAATGTTTTCAATCTTAAGATCAAGAGAATAGGTGCCAGTAACATTACCTGCCACCGTGAGATCGTAAGTATTGCTGGTATCATTCTCCTTGTCACGGAGGATTAGTTTGATTTCGTTAGAACCTTCTTCTGAAAAGAAAGTAAGATCTGGTAAACTGTAAACAGCTGATGCTTTCTGAAGTTGAACTAGTTCTTCTCCTGTCAAATTAAATTGAACATCAGCACCAGGGAATTTTACATTTTTTTCTGGAGCACTCTTGAGCGTAATCTCAGGATCCGAGAAGTAATACTTAGCAGACTGACGACCCCCACGGATGTTAACAAAATCGCCACTGGTAAATTCCAGTTGAGGATCATTAAACAAAGAGATACCACTAAGAAACTGACTGAGATCATAAATTGCGAAGTCAGTAGGAAATACTTCTTCGCCAGTAAATTTTGCGAGAATGTTTTCCGCATTGCTGATAGTGCGTACAGTGCTTCCCTTTCGGAATACGATGGACGAGTTGATTGTGGAAAAGTTTTTGAGGACATCTAGAGTCTTTTTAGATAGAATAACTTTGCTCATTGATTGTAAGATTCGGTAACTGTGGTCTTGTCAGAAAAGTGAAGAAGAAGTAATGCATAGTGTAGGATCTTAATAATGTCCCGTCTAGCAGTTCCTTTCTTATCATAGCGAGAAGCATACTTGAGGATGTTACTACGGCAGAATGCCTCAGCGTCTCCACATGCTTCAATTAAATCTAACGTTTGGATGCTGTCGTTACCAGCAGAGTAGTGTTGGTTGTACGTACCAGAAATGTAGTCACGTAGCTCTTGGAGTAGAGCTTCTTCATTGTATTTTAATGCCATTCAGCGGTCCCAAATTAGGCGTAGGTTATTATGGTAGCATTCTTCAACGTTGCCGTCAAGGTCTCTAACAAATAATTTAAGACCTTCACCACCTAGAATCCTAACCGTCTTGCCGCTATCTAGAACGGCAAGATGATTAACATAACCGTGAAACTTATCAGTCTTGGTTTGTGGCATCTTCTTCCTCCGTAGAAACGTCAGCATCAATTTTATCATACAATTCGATGAATGACTGTTTGGTTTCATCATCGAAACGGTTCACACATACCTTGATTGCCTTCATGCGATCATTCCAGATAGCATATGCTCGCATGATGTGAACCAGGCGACGGGTGCTGATCACCTCGTCGATACCACCATCCTTGAAAGTACGGCGGATGATGTCTGCCCAGTTAGCAAGGTTGGTACAGAACTCTTCATCATGTTTACCAAGAGATGCAGCAACACGCAGCAGGATCTTAGTTTCAACAGAAGGAGTAGGATACTCTTGCTCAAAGGTCAGAGCAAAACGCTCAAGAAATGCTTCGTTAAGAACATTGGTGCCAATAAAACGACCATCATCAGAACCCTTACCCTTGGTGTTGGCAGTAGCGATGATGTTAAATCCAGCAGCAGGATTGACATAGCGACCAGTCTTCTTCAGAAAAACACCTTTGCCTTCCAACACAGATTGGAGACACAGGATCTTGTTAGAAGCAAGGTCAACCTCATCTAAAAGCAGCACAGCTCCCCGCTCCAAAGCTTCGATGACAGGACCATTATGCCAAACAGTTTCGCCGTTAACAAGACGGAAACCACCAATAAGATCATCCTCGTCTGTTTCAATGGTAATGTTTACCCGAATCAGTTCTCTATTTAGAGCAGCACATGCTTGCTCAACAGAGAAAGTCTTACCATTACCCGACATTCCAGTAATAAAAGTCGGATAGAAAATACCAGATTGGATAATTTTCTTTACATCAGAAAAATTACCAAAGGGAACATAGTTTTCATCTTTAGAAGGAACAAGGTTTTGCTCAACAGTCTCCATAACAGCAGGAGTAGCAGCAGGTGCTACGTATTGTTGCTCAAGACGTTCTTGAACAGTCAGGTTCCAAGTGCCACGCTTGACATAGAAGTCGCGCAGACGCTTGACAGCAGTGGGATAGGTAACACCAAAGTTATCACAGGCAGCACGAACATGCTCAGCATTAATGTCGTTGCCGTAAGTTTCAGACAGGTAAGAAGTAAGTTGTGTGGTGGTCAGGTCGGACTTGGCAGGCATTGGTTTGTTTCGTATGAAGTAAGTATAGGGCAAGGGTGGGGTCTCAGCGACCCCTGGTGGACGGTTCGTCAAGCGACATACTCAACAAAGGAGTTGAGCATTTTTTTGTTTGTAGTTTTATTTTTAAGCATCTTTTTAAATGCACGAGTGATCTCACCTTTTTTAGCACCACTCTCCACATCAAATTCAACATCATCACTCAACGCATTGTTACTGATGGCATAGAGAGCTGTATAACCTTTGGGAAAAGGAATAATAGCAGACTTATCTTTCTTCCATTGTTTTTGAACTTCCTCATACTTACTTTGATCGCCGTATGAAGAAACAAAACTAGACAACTGACTACCTGGCATGATACGGAATCCAAGAATATTCACACCGAAATTACGATCACGAACCTGTTGGATAAGAGTAGCAGTCATAGATCCCCACCCATTTGATTGAGGATAAACACGTCCTGTTTGAGGATCACGAAGAATAGTGGAATGATCAATACGAGTAGGACGAACATAGTGCTCATCTTTATGATCACTATAATATTTACGACCATAAGCAACTTGACAACTTTCACCATCAGTCAAGATACAGACATTGACTTTCTGAAGATCATTACATTTTTTAAATTCTGGAATGATGTAATTAAGCATAACAATCGCTTCATTTAATGGCGTTCCAGACAAACCAACACCTTGAGTGGAGTGATAGGAAACATGATATGTATAAGAATATGCCTCACGATATAGATTGAGACACATACGCTCATAGTCTTTACTGTTGGAACGTGAAGAGATCATGTTCAACATATGGAACATACCTTTATGCATAAAGATTTTACCTTCCTCACAACCAAGCATCGCAAAATAATCGTCATTTGACATTTCAGGAAGATGACCTTTCATCATGCGATCTACAGCATACCACTCGTTAGTAAAAGCATATACTTCAAATGGAATTTGAACTTTCTTACAAAAAGCAGTTAGGTTTAACAGTTGTTTAACGGTAGCAAGCAATTCGTTTGACATAGAACCAGACCAGTCAAGAACAAACAAGAGACCATGATTCTTGCCATCAGGAAGAATAGTTACTTTTTTGAAAAGGTCTTCGTTATACTTGTAAGTATGAAGTTTAGTAGTATCAAGAACACCAGTCTTAGATTGACCAGCACGAGCATAAGCGTCAGCAGACTTACGGCACTCAAACTCTTTAACAAGATAATTTACTTCCTTCTGAGATTGTTTACGAAACTCTTTGTAAGATTTATCTACATTACTATAATAAGTAGAACGATCATGATCACAATCACGATTTAAAAATTCATTGCGTTGCTCATCAATCCAATTGTGGATAGTAGTCCAATCAACAACAACATCAGAAGTATTAATTGTTTTAGGAATCTCAATGTAAACTGGATTGCTAGACCAACGATCAGTTAATTTTTCAGCAGAACTATCAAAACTACGTTGGGTTTCTGAATGTTCTCCACCAGCAGAACCTACAGATTGATCATCATATTCTTCTTCTTCGTAATCGTCTTCTTCAATATTCTCACTACCAGGAGACTGTTCACCCTGTTCAGTATTTTTTTGCTCAGATTGTTCACCATCGATGCTTTCAGTTTCATCCTGACCTTCTTCAGATGATGATGATGCTTCTACCTGTGGAGTTTCCTCAACAGTATTTTCTTGCTTAGAAAATTCATAAACATCAACAGCAATCTGACAGACTTCTTCAAAAGTCTCAGCAACGTCAGTACGTGCAACAAATACTTTCTCCTCAATAGAGAAAGGAATCATAGCACTAGCTCCAATCTTAAAGTGAAGATTGATACGGTCAATAAGACTCAAATTGTTGAGATCTTCATCAGCAATAGAAAAGAAATCTTGATCATTTAGTTCACGATAACCACCAGCAAATGACTTACGAAGACCAGGATACTTACGTTTCATCAGTTTCTCAATGCGAGCATCCTCAATGACATTCACAAAATCTTTAGGGCAATCAAACATATCTCTCCAATCTTTATTGGGAGTGAACAGAGCATGTCCTACCTCATGTCCCACCAGCATATCGTATACTACGTTAGAAGCACGATCCCAATTAGGAAGAGTCAACACACGACGGTCAACATCAAACGATGCTGTACCAACTTTACGGTGCTCTACAATGAGGTTTTCAGTAGCGAGCAAGCGAGCAAGATTGCCTTTGATTTCCTGGTTCATGTCCCTGTTGCGTTGATGAACATAGTATACCCACAAAAAAAGGAGACCCGAAGGTCTCCTAGTCCAGTTCCGAAACTGACTCCTGGATAACAGAAAAGTTTTTTTCTTTTACTGCTGTAAGAGTTCTCTCGAACTTTCCCTCTAAACTTTCTCTATGACTAATAACATATACATTTGTCTTGTCATCAAAGTTACGTAGAATCCACCCCAGATCAGAACCTCCTTGCTGGTCAAGAGAACTGTCAAAGATCTCATCGAGAATCAATAGGTTAGTATCCACAGAATTCTTAAGCTTAGCAATAGAACGCCAAGTAAGCAGAAGAGCGATATCAATACGAGACTTTTCTCCTTCACTAAAACTGTCATATGAAAACACGTCACGGTATCTAGATTTGATTATCTCCTCAAAGTTCTCATTCAGGGTAAAATTAACATAAAAGTCCATACTCTGAAGATACTGATTGATGAGTTGGTTCATCGCTGGAAGATAGGTTTTAATAATCCTAGTCTTGATACCATTGTCTTTTAACAATTGCGATGCCACCAATAGTGTATCACGGTCCTTGCGGTTCTCTGCTAGTGTGCCACCCAATTCTTTTTTATTCTTTACAAGACCTTCTAGTTTGACAAACTCTGCTTTCTTGTCTGGGTTGCTGCTTTCCAGTTCTTTGATCTCACCTTCAATGTCAGAAATAATTTTCTTGATAGATGTAATTTGAAAATTGGATTGACTAATCGATGCATTTAATTTCATGACCGAATCAGACAGTCTAGTAAATTTATGCTCTCGTTCTTCTTCCTTTCCTATTTCCAAAAGAAGATCTTCGACGCCAGTATTCATTTTATTTAACTCACTGGCACCCTCACTAATTTTACTTTGTCTAAATTCCTCATCCAACTCTTGAGTGCATGTAGGACAAACATGATTGTTAGCAAAGAAATCATGTTCTTTCTGACAAGTTTTTAACTTAGAATGTATTTTGAAAAGAAAAGTGTTTAACTTCTTCAGTTTTGCTCTGCTGTTAGACACCTCTTTCATTTCTTCAGAATGTTTTTCAACTTCAGAAGTCAGACGCGCAACTTCATTATGATATTCGTTTTCATTCTCTAACAATTCAGAGATTTTATTTTCTTTACGAGTAATCTCTTCCTTAGTTTTCTTCTCCAGTTCCAGCATGTACTTTTTCTGGAGATCAATTTTCTCTTCTAGAAGATGAATTTCATAATCAATTGTCTTGATCTCTTCGTTGTTCTGACGAACTTTATCTTTCAGAAGAACATTCATCGTAGAGAATACTTGGATATCAAGAATGTCTTCGATGATCTCACGACGTTGTGCCAGGGGCAAACGCATGAATGGAACAAACGTAGAAGAACCAAGCACCACGATCTGCGTGAATGACTTGTAGTTCATCTTGAGAACATTATTCTCAAAGTTCTTTTGCTGTTCTACTAAAGAACTTTCCTGATTCCACAGTTGATCATTACAATAGATCTCAAATACGTTTGGTTTTACTCCCCTAACAACTTTGTATTCTTTTTTACCAATAGAGAATTCAATCTCCGTAAGCAAATCTTTTTCATTAATGCTATTAATTAGCATTGGTTTATTAATTTTACGGAATGGTTTTCCAAACAAAGAAAAAGTAAGAGCATCCAAAATAGTGCTCTTTCCTGCACCGTTCGATCCAATGATCAGATTAGTTTTTGCTCCTGTTAAGTCAACTTCACTAAACACATTACCCGTTGAAAGAAAATTTTTCCAACGGATTTTTTTAAAAATAATCATTCTTCGGAATCGTCAGGTGGTATCAAAAAATCGTCAGGGGTAATGATAGAGAACTTATGTCCTCGTTCTTGACATGCTGTAATTATAACATGGTCTTCAATTTCTACAATCTGCATGGATGGATAATCATCATCTTCTTCTAACATCATAAGATACCTGTCAGCATCTTCTTCTTCAGTAAAGATAGGAATTACTCTATCTTCTTCATCATCAAAGATAGAGTAAACGCCATCAGGTTGATCTTCTAGAGTTACGATGAACATCACACAAAATTGCAACTTTCAATATATAGAGATCTCATCAAACTTTTGAGATCAGATTTATCTACGGACATTTCTACATCATCAATATATTCATTCAAAAGAGTGAGTGTATCTTTTGTAGAAACTTCTAAGTCTGTTTGATCATCTATATCAACTAGAGTTTCTACAATTTTTACATCGTGGACTCCTATGTTGTAAAGACGATCAACCAATGTTTCAAACATTTGGTAGTCTCGTTTTTCTTCGATGACAATTTTAACGAACTTGTCTTTATAACAAGACACATCTTGTTTGTTGTAGTCCACACTGGTGTCGTCATAGAAGATCTTGTCGAAGATGTCATACGGATTTCTGACAAACTTAAGTCTATCACTGTCAGTATCGTAGATATGGAATCCACGAGTGTCCTTATAATCATTCCAAAACATCTGATAAGGGTTGCCAAGATACTGGACGTTTCCTTTTTTAGATTTGTGATGGTAGTGTCCAGACCACACACGCTTGAAGCGGTGAAACAGTTGAGGATCCATACCGTGATCCATTTTCATACCTGGGGTAATCTCAAACCCAGTAAGTTCTAGATGACCACAACAGATATCTGCTTCACTGGTATCAAGCAATCTTAATACCTCTTCTTGGTTTTCTTTATTAATCCAAGGAAGCATCAAGAATACTTTCTTACCCATTGAAATTTCCTTGGGTTCAGAATAGATATTGATGTTCTTGTAGTTCTCTAATAGAAGTTCTGGAGAGTTAATGCGATTTGTATTTTTGTAATACGTGCAGTGGTTACCCAACAGCATGTGTACTTCGTAACCTTTTAACCGCTCGAAATAATTTTCACGCACACGGTGATAAGTATTAAAGTCCATAGACTTTCTATTATCAAATGTATCGCCAAGATCAAAAACTACTTTGATACCTTCTTTTTCAAGTGTCGGAAAAAATACGTCATCATAGAATTTTTGGAAATAGTTCCAGAATGCTAGAGAACCTTTACGTCCGTCAAGGTGTTGATCCGTGATTATCGCGATCTTCATAATTTACCTCCAACGGTTCCATCATACGGGTCAGATACTCTAGCATTTGCCCAGTTGGTTGCGACACCTTCCAAGTGGAATCCTGACATACTGAGGACAGCTTCCCTCGTACCGCCTGTGATGAGTTCCTCGCCATCCTCACCATAACTAGACCACGTTCCAAATCGTTTTTCCTTGATACGGAATTTTCCATAGGGTGTTTCATACCATTCATAATTTTGTTCTTCACTCATCGGTTCATTCTTGTTTCAATGTTTTCTTTAATACTTCCCATATCAGAATACGATGCGTTCATACCAGACATGCTGCCATCATAAGAATCAGTATGCATTACTTCATCATACCCAGAACGTTCTAGAATTTTTCCTTTGATCTCTAGTTGTTTTTTCTCTTTTTGAATGCGGCGAAGAAAAGCGTAGTAAATGATTTGTGTAAAGTAAGCAAACGGGTTCTTGGATTTCTCTGGATCAAAGTTATCGATGTACTGGAGACAGTTCTCGATACCATCACAGATCATATCCTCACGAAACATGTAGTTAACAAAATTTGGTTTGTATGATAAGTGGGTAGCAATTTTTAAAAAACAAGAACCAATATAGTTGGTAACTCGTGGGCGAGGTTTGTCTTGTTCTTTTGCTCTATGTACTTTTTCTCTGTACTCAGTAATAGCAGCAAGGAACTCTTTGTTGTTAACGTAATATTCAGTTTGTTTTCTTTTTGCCATTACTGTGTATGCCACGGTTTGCCTTACATAATCATGTATCAAGTATACCACTCTGTTATGGAATTGTCAAAGGGGGTTGACAAATCCTCAGAACCTCAGTAGGATAACTCTGTCAGGGTTCAAGAGAAGTAGTAGCTTTTAAATACTAACTCTTATCAAATATATTTTCTAAAGTTTTTTTCATCTCTTTTATTGAACCTAGATATCCAGACCCTCTAGGTAATTTATTCCCTCTTCCTGCTAGAGATTTTCCAGTCTCTAAACGGTTGAGGGTTTTTTCATAGAAGTCTGCTATCTCTCCTTCTATCTCAGTTATTGTCATAACATGACTTCTGTTAATAATAAACATATTATCAAAAGTAGCAGAGATCCATTCTTTTAAAGCAAAACCAGATACTTCTAATTGACCTTTTCTTTGTTTAGCAGTTTCTACAACTAAAGGTTTATCTAACATAATTTTATCTTCATCTGGAAGATAACAAACTTTAGATACTATTTCTTCACCTGATACTAATTTAATAGTTGCATAGAATTCTTCTTCCATATTTAATTTGCTCGTAGGTTTACTTTTATAACCTCATATTTAAAATTCTCTTCATTGTAAATTGTAACTCTTTCGTTCAAATGTCTCAATGTATAGTTCTGACCGCCAATATCATCAGCGATATCATATAAGGTTGCTATGTCTTTGCCTTCGCCTTTCCTGAGGACACGTCCGATGGACTGGAGGTTGCGGATGCGCGACTTACTTGGGGAAGCAAAAATAATGTTGTGTAATCGTTTGATGTTAATACCTGTAGAGAAGGTGCCATAAGACGCAAGGATTACGGCGTTGTTCTCAGTCTCAGTAATCTGACGAACTGCTTCTCGGTCTTCTACATCAGTACCACCATGAACAAAAAATAGTTTTCGTTCGGGGTCTATGCTGTTATTTATTAACTCATAAAGTGGTTCACCATGTTTCTCGATATAGTTAAATAAGACAAGTGTGTTGCCTTCTATATCTTTAACTAAATTTTTAATAAGGTTATTTCTACCAGGATGTGATACAAGATACTCCATCTCGTCATGGTATGTGTCGAAATGCTGAGGAGCATGTTTACAGAGCAACACTTTGATTCTAAACTTGCTAAGATAACCTTCTTTAATAAGATCATCTGTTTTAGTTACTTGTTCACAATTACCGAACAATCCTTCTAATACCCATTTATGTGTTTTACTCCCATCTAGGGTGCCAGTAAAACCAAACCTATACTTGGCATTGTGTAGTTTAGTCATGATTCCCGTGAGGGACTTCGACTTAAATAGGTGTGCTTCATCACCGATAACACAGTCAATATCATCAAAGTATCTCTTGGGAAACTTGTAGATTGATTGCCAGGTTGAAATAATAATTGGTTTATCCGTATTTTTATCCTTGCCCGAATATATCTTATGCACATGGTCGTCCGCATTCCACCCGTAATCGTTAAAGTCATTGACCATCTGTTCTACCAAGGACGTAGTAGGCACGATGATGAGCGTCTTCTTGTTGGTAGCAGTATAGTATCTGATGAGGGAATAGATCATCAAAGACTTTCCAGATCCCGTAGGAGAAAGAAGTAACTTTCTGTTATTTTTTATTGCTTCGTAAACCGCACGGTATTGATATACCCTTGGAGTAATTCCCGTTCGGGTGATCTTGTCCATAAAAGTTTGGATACCCGCATAAGAAACAAAATCATTTGTTTCTTCAACATCTCCATACCAATCATTTTTTTCATACTCAATATTATATTGGCGTTCGTCTGCCCACACCTGCAGGTGTTTCATCAAACCACCATAAAGTTCGCCTGTACCAGGAGAGTACAGACGAATAGTTCCATCCCAGTATTTGTACCTGGGGTTCTTTTTTAGGAACTTTGCTTCTGGAACTTCAAACGAAAAATAGTCTGAGAGCTCATGATGGACATGAGGTTCTGGAGACTGAATAGTAATGTAAACTTCGTTTTTCTTTTTAATACTCAGGGTGGTCATCATTGTCCATTTACAAATTTCTCCCACTCAATGGCACTCTTGATTTGAAATCCTCTGTTAGAAATTTGTTTCATGACTTGATCCAACCAGTAAAGCATCTGGTCAAGATATTTAATCTTAGCTTCTAGATTGATGATTTCATCATCAGACTCTAGATATACTTTCATTTTTTCGGAAGTCTTGATAGATGATCCAAATGGTTTAGCGGCGTATGTCTTAGCGTCTGCTTCGCCAGAGTAATACTCACGCTTCTCTCTTACCGTTTTACGGATCTCAAATTCCAGCGAGGTTTTGATCTGCTGAATGTCAGTGTAATGGTTTAAGTATTTATTATGTTGAAAAGGGATGTCTAACGCGAGTTGTCCCAGATCTGTGGTATACTGTTTGTTCTTGAATTGAAAGTCAACTGCTGAATCTTCTGCCCAGTCTTCTCTCAGTTTTTCAAATTTATTACGAAGAGATTCAAAATTCATAGAGGTTGTAAGTTTTTATTACGAAGGAAGAATTGTTGATGCTTGAATGTAACTTCAGCAGTAATGTATTCTACATCTGTCATTGTAGCATCAAACTGCAAACCAGACAAAGACACTGGAAAGATATCTCTAAACTCTACAATGAACGCTGGGTTGTATGCGGAAGTGACAATGTGTAATTGTCCGTCTGTGTAAATATCTGCTTCAGCAGTTGTCCTTGCCATTTGATCCGCATTACCATTGTCACGCATCCAAGCATGAATACTATTGTAATTTACTAGATCTTCGTCAACAATAAAACGCACAGAAAAATCCCCGAACGTTACTCCACCACTTGGAATAATTGGCAAGTTCCTAAATGGACTTGACACTTCCGTGGTTGGCATTGAAACGTCGGGGATATTTGCTGTTTGACAAAAGAAGTCTACTCCTTCAAACTTCTCTAGTTTAAGGAGATAACCAATTGGATTTAGGAAATTCCTATTACTAGGTTGTTCCTTATACCATTCAGCAGACATGTCAACTTCCCAAGCTGATACTATTTATCCTCGTTATACCAGAAGTCCTCCCAGTCTTTTTCGTCCGCCTCATAGATTGGACAAGGTTCTTCCATTAAAATATCAGTTTTCATTTTCACAGCTTTCATAGTGAGTTCTTTAAAATTTTTGTCTTCCATTAGTCTAAGAAACAGTTAAACGTTAAACGATCACTTTTCCATTTTGATGCAGTATAGTATGGAGAGTGCCATAAAGTACCTTCGTAAAAAATCATGGTATTGTATGAATGTGGAACTACATGATACTTACTCCATCCATCAATAACAATATTAGATGGATCCAATTTAACATATTTAAATTTATAAATCGGATCTGTGTCACGAAAGTAGTTTGCTCTATAGTTATAGTCTCGTGACATATACTCTTCAGATGTACTGTTTTTTCTCCATAGAGCAGTGCCATTATCATTCCCACAATATTCATTATCTTTATTGAGAGAACATACACCAGCATATCTGATGTTGTCTGTATGTGGAAACATGCCCACTTCTCTAACAGTTTGATTTACTGGGTAACTTTGAAAAGTAAATCTATTCAAATAGTTTGAAGTTTCAAAACTTGCAAATTTATTTTTAATTATTTTTCTTATTGGTTTTGAAATTTTAGGTAAGTTTCCGATAGTATGAACGTAACCAGGAATGTTACTTAGTTGCCCATCAACAGTATCTACATAAGCAATTGATTTTGCATACTCTCTTACTTTATCTGGGTTCTTAAAAAAATTTTTAACTAATACAATTCTATTGTCAGAATTTCCAACGTGATAAACTTCAATCCTCCAGTTAAGATCATTTAAAGCAAAAATTTCACGAGGATCAATAATTTTCATACTATACTATTCTCTATATTCGTTTAGTATATCTAGCACCGTATTTAAAGTGTCATGAGCACCGTCATGCCATTGACCAGTTCTATTCTCATACTTCCCATCATATAAATCCGTCTTCATTTTATACACTCTGGCGAGAATATCTATTTTCAGCAAACGACCACGAGGCATAATATGAAATCAACTACCACTATTTAAGCATAAAAAAGGGACCCCGTGGGGTCCCTGTGTTTGTATCGTGACCGATATCACATGAGGTTCTTAACAAGAACACGTCTGTAATACTGGTTCTTAGAAGCGGTAAGTGCTTCAGCATCAGGAGTACCAGCGGAAGCCTCAACGAATGGGTTCGCAACCATGCCGTAGCGGGTCTTGAAGCCAATCTTAGGCTGGAAGGTCTCAGGATCGATGCTTCTGAGCATCTGGAGGGGTACATATGGGCAGTAGAATAGACCTGCGTCATATGGGGAGGAACCCTTATAACCAACTACGTAGTAGTGGTTGTTGGAAACGTTAGCAGAATAAGGATCAACGTAGACCTTAATGCGACCGTTCATGGTGCCGACTAGGAGGTTACCAGTGTCATCAACTTCACCGATGGAAGGACCACCAGCGCCAGTTAGACCTGAGGAATAGTCGAGGGTGCCAGACATGGCGAGTGCGGAAGCAACATCAGCAGAAGTGATGATGAAGTTGCCCTTTCCTCTACGAGTCTGCTGCGCGATAGCGTTAGCATCTCTTTCAATCTGGAACATAAGTCCCTTGAATTTCTCAACCGACCAGCGACCGTTGCTGTCAACGTCGAGGTCGAAGATACCAGCGTTAGCAACGTTGTTCTGAGCACCAGGCTTAGCAACGGTGTATACGGTACGAACGACTTCACGGTTGATCTCAGCAAGAATCTCGCTGGAGAGTAGGTTAGCGAGCTCTTGCTCGGCATCTAGACCATGGATCGCCTTGAGGTCTTGTGCGAGTTCTAAGGTGTACTCAGCACGAAGTGCTCTCGTCTTAGCGGTGACCGCAGTCTTCTCGATGCTGAAGTCCATTTCGTTGAACAGGGTCGAACCTGAACCTAGAACTTCTGCAGTTTCTCTAGCAATGTTGCCTGCTTGACGCTCATAGGTGCCGCTGTCATTAAGCAGACCAGGGTTAGCATCGGTAGCACCACCATCGCCAAGAGGAGCGACGGGATCGTTGTAAGCACCAGGACCCTGGGTGTTACCAGAGAAGTTGGCGTCAGGCTCGTTGTAGAGTGCCTCAGCACCGCTACGGTTGTTGTAGTGGCTCTTCATTGCGAAGATAAGTCCAGTAGGACCGCTCATTGGTTGAACACCACAGATGTCGTATGCTACGAGGTTAGGGGCAGCACGACGGATTAGGGAGATCATTACTGGATCGAAACCAGCAAGTCCACCAGTCTTGGTTGTGAGACCTGAACCGCCAAGTGCTTGTCCACCAGCTGCGCTGATAGCACCGACAGTGCTTGCCTCGTTAACCATACCACGCTCTTCGCGTAGTTGCTTTTCAGTATTTTCTAACAGAACAGCGGTAACAGCCTTTCTATAGTTGTCCTTGATGGCACCAGCGCCTTCATGACCTAGAACAGGTGACCACTTTTCGGTTAGAGCTTGTGCGTTAAACATTTTTAGCTCCGTTTAAAAGTAGTTTGATAATTATCAGGAATTCCAGCGGTTAAGTGCTTGGAGATACTGTGCCATTGCTGGATTAGCATCGTCCACACCTTCGACTGGAGTTTCATCAGCAACCTCACTTTGAGGTGCAGCTGCTTCCTTGAAGTAAGACTCCTTGATGGTAGCAACCTTCTTGGAGAATGATTCCTCGGAAACAAACTCTAGACCCTCAGCAAGTGCTGCGAGTTTTTCTTTCTGAGTATCTGCAAGTCCTTCCGACACAGTAGCCAGAATGTTGATTTTAGCAGTCTCGTTAAGACGATTTTGTAGTTTCACATTTGCTTTGACCTGTTCGTCAAGGCGGGTTTCCATTTCACGAATAGATTCAGCCATACCTTCTACCACATCGACCTTCTCGTCGGGGATAGCGATATAGTGCTCTTCAAAGAGACCCTTGAGACCTGCGATGAAGTCTTCAGTGATCTCATTTCTGATTCCACGGTCAACAGCAACTTGGTTTTGCTCCATCCATTGACCAATGGCGTAGTTCACAGTACCGTTGACTTCTTCAGACATCTCGCTCTTAGCTTCAGCGAAATGCTTATCGAATTCAGTGGTAAAGTGTTCTACAAGTCTGTCATACTCTTCAGAGATTTTTGCTTTAACAGCAGCCTCAAAGATTGTCTTTGCTTTTTCAGCAAACTCTTCAGAGAGTTCGGTGCCTTCTACTAGAGCGGCAACGTCAGCGGAAACATCGAGTTCCTCAAATGAGGGCTTGATGGGGTATCCAACAGCAGGACCAGTGCTAGTAGCATACGCTACATCAGCACCAACTGATGGTTGAGGATCAGCACCGCCTTTAGCGCGTTGCTGTGGATCGCCAGATACTTGCGAAATAGGAGCTGCCGCCTTAGCGCCAGGATTCTCCTCTCCATCATCATCGTGCTCATTAGGAGCGGTGGATGTACCACCTAGATCTGCGGCAGCAGATTGTCCAGGAGCAACGCCTGGTTGTACTGTAGGAGCAGGATCCTTGCCGCCACCAGAACTAGTCTGTGCGTCAGAAACCTGGGAGGGTTCACTACCAGTGCCAGGGATAACGTTAGCAGAAACCGATGGCATAGGATCGCCAGCTTCCACAATCACCTTCTGCTCGGTAACGAACTCCTCAAATTTTTCGTTTAGCATATCTGACATTTGAGTTTACCTCGTAATTTTCCGTATAATTAATCTAAGTTTATTTATAGAATCAAAGTTTTCCAAGGAAATCCTCAAATACCTTGAGGGTCCTTGATTCTAGATCACGACGTGATTCGTCGATGTATCTGCGGTATTTATCAACTTTTGCTTCCTTAAGAATGCCGTTGTCCCATACCCACTCTTTACCTTCCATAATGCCATTGACAAAAGCATCAGGAGCGGAAGGATCTGCTACAATATCAGCAGCAGTTGTAAGCATGAAGTCATCAGCAACAATGTTGACATCTTCTTTCTTTTGAATGCTTCCCATACCACGAGAGGAAACACCTAACTGAACTCCCTCACCTAACAATGACTTGGCAATGTTACCCATTGGTGTGTCAAGGATCTGTGCCTTACCAATAAAGTTATTACCTTCAGCGCGGAGACTTGTAATTCTGTGTGATACTCTATCAAGATTAATAGTAGGACCATCAGGATGTCCAAGTTCACCTAAAGCACGCTTTGATTTTACATACTCTTCGTTGTATCTCTCAACTTCATTGTTGAGAACATCAAAGGGATACATGCGACCATTGCGGTTCTTTAGTTCTGATTGAAGAAAGACACCTTCGATGTATAGAAGTTTCTTTCCGTCTCTTTCCTCAGTGAGGATTTGTACGTTTTCAATCTGTTCCGTTATCAGTTTCATCGGTAGTTTCCGTTTCGGTAGGTTCGTCAAAGAATGTGTTTGCTACCACTTTCTTATAGTCTGCCATAGCATCAGCTGCTTTGGAAAACAAAAGATCTTGAATAGCATCAATTGCTGCTGCGCGATCATTGTCGTTAATTTTATCGACAATATTTACCTCGCCAGGGAATTGACCCCTTTCAGTTTGTTCTGACATAATAACAATTCAGTATATTTTATTTATCACTGCTAGGTTTTGACGGCGCGGACTTTGCTTTTTTGATATCTCTTTCTGCCGCAGCATCAGCAGCAACCTCTTGTCTCTCTGCCGCATCAATTGCTTTTTGATCTTCAATTTCTGGAGCGAGAGCAGCGTTTTGTTGTTGCATATTATCAAGAACATTAACTTCAACTGGATCAATAGCAAGACCAGTGTTAATATCTTTACGCATTTGTTTGTCGATTTCTTTCATTTCTTTCTCAGTTTGACCAAGAATGTTTTTACGAATATATTCCGTAGAAAAATACTTTCCAACAAACGGATCCATTTGAGTTACAGACATCATTCTTTGATTCATCATTTCGATCTCTTTGAGTTCGTTAAAATGATTATCAAAAAGATAGTCATACTGGATATGCTCTTTCATATCTTCCCAATCTTCAGGAGCAATTACTCCCTTAAGAATGAGTTGGGTCTTGAGCATGTCTTGGAACATCTCACTGAATCGCTTACGGAGACGACCGATGAACTTCGTGAACTTAAGTTCGTCACGGAGGACTTCAGTGGTCTTACCGAGATTGAATCCTTTATTGTCGTCTGTGAGACGGGAAGGAGGAAGATTAAGACTGTTAAAAAGTTTCTTTTTAAAATACTCAACGTCCTTAAGTTCGCCAAGGTTCTGTCCTCCAGGCAGTGTCGTGATCTCAGTGCCACGTCCACCCTCTCTACGAGGCAACCAGAAATCCTCTAGCATACTCATGTGTTTTTTGTCGTCGCGCATTTCACCAGTTTGTGCGTCATAGACTAGCTTGTTACGATAGCGACTCATAACATCGCGAAGATATTGTTCCGCTTTTACCTTAGGTAGATTGCCTACATCAATGTAAAAAATTCTACGTTCGGGAGCACGGGACAGTCTGTAGATAACAAGACTATCTTCGATCATTCTTAATTGATTAAGAGACTTGATTGCCTTATGAAGGAAACCAAGAACCATTCTTTTATTAAGATCTTGTAGTCCAGAAGGACAGAAAGTAATTGAATCGACTGCCATCTTCACACCCTGTGAAAGAGACATGTCTCCAATTGGTCCTAGAACACCACCTTTGTAAAAACCTTTTGGGTTATAAAGGTAGTAATCTACATGTGTTCCATATTCATACTCAAGCGCCGTGCCTTTAATTGCTGCACGTTCTAGAGCATCTTTTGGTTTATCACTAAGTTTTTGACGAACCTTCTTGATCTTCATTGGATCAATATAACGAAGTTCCGTAATACCTTTCTTTGGATTATCTAAATCGATAACCTTATGATAAAATAACCTTCCATCAATATACCAAGTTCTAACAATCTCATGTGCGCGATTGTCGAAATTCAACAGACGTTTGATATACTCAAACTCATTGCGAATTTTATTTTTTACTCCAGCACCAACTTCGAGATTATCTAAGTTAATTTCAACTGGAGTATCGTGAGAGTCACTCACAATAAACTCATTCACTACTTCGTCAACAGCACTATCCACCTCAGGGTGAATTGCCATGTCACGATAACGACGGATCATCTCAAACTCATTGCGAGCTTGATTGTCTGTATCTACATATGTTCCATAATAACCACCTGCCGCTACGGCAACTGGTTCATCAGCAGAAGGAGGGACAGGGGATTGCCCCTTCTGTCCCTCCTTTCTGTTAATCTGGAAGCCAAATAACTGACTCATGATTTAAAAGAATAGTTGAGCGTTCAACTATTTATCAGACTACGCCAATGCCAGAAACACCATCTCTAGATCCTGCTTGAGCAGTGAAGTAAGAATACTGCCACTCAACAGTGAATTCTTCAATCTGATCATTGCTATCATAAGCAAGATCGATAGGAGAAACGTTGGTTGGGAAGCAATACTTAAGGGTGTATCTTCTAAGGATTGAACCTTCGGTAGAAGAATCCTTCTCTAGTTGATCTACCTTTAGATCTGCCATGTAACCAGAAGTGGTTGATGGAGTAAAGAGAGGTGAAGTATTTGCTTCGTGGGTGTTGATGTTGTTTGCCCACTCTTCAAAGAAGGAACGTAGTTTAAAGTCCTTATCGTTGAAGAAGGTAGCAGTCCAAGTATCGAAGGTACGATCACCAGCGATCTTGACAGTTCTACCACGGAAAGGAACTTCGATGACACCCAAGTTAGAACCTGGGAGTGCAGCAGACTTACAAAGAATATTTGTAAGATTTAGATCCTCACCCTGCTTTGCTAGAGCATCTGGGAATTGAACATCTACCAGGAACATATTGGGCTTGACGCCCTGTCCGATAGTCTGTAAGAAATTTGAAACGTTTGACAGTGCCATTGTTGTTTACCTCGTAATTTTTTCTCTATAACTAATTATCATCTACCGATGACTTCAGTGAACGAAACGCCAGATCTAGTAGCAGTAACAGTAACTGTTACGAAGTTGATGGAGCGTGTGGGCTTGAGGTACAGTTCAGCAACAAACTCATTCCTGTCGATAACTTCAGGAGTGTTGTTAGTATCATCACAAACAACTAGGAAGTCAACAACACCTCTACGTGCCTGAACCTCAGAGAGGTAAGAGGACATAGAAGCAGCAAAACCTCCACGAGTTACGCTGTCATTTTGCTCAAAGAGTACGCCCTCAGCAAGTCCTCTTGCTCTCTTCTCAACATTAAGGAAGAGACGGCGAACGTTAATTCTGTCAAATGCGCTAGGCGAAGAAAGACCTGTCTTGTCTCCAAAGAGAACAGGACCACTGCCAGGCATAGAAACGATTGGGTTGATTCTATTTGTATAGAGATCATCGCGTTGTGCCTTGTTAGGATTGAACGCTAATTTTACAACATTCTGTAGACCACCACGATTTAAACCAGCGGGTGAGAACCAGTCATCGAGAGTAGAAGAAGTTGAAACACAAAGACCAGCAACGTCACCGTTACAACCAACATAACGATACTTATCGTTAAAGCGATCATAGGTGTACTTAATACCACTGTCTAAAACAACATAGGAAGAAGATCCAATATTGTTAAAGAAGGACATAGTGTTTGCTAGTTGTTGCGCTGGAGTTAGAGCAGCGCCACCAGAGGTTGCGACTTGTGCTCCAGACCAGGGGGAGATGAAAGCAACACAATCTTTTCTGCTATTAGCAATAGCAGCAACTGCTTGTGCTTTAGCAATAGTATCGTTTTCGTTAGCAGCGTCACCACCCATGAGAACGAAATCTACGGTGGTTTCTTCAGTGTCTAAGAATAGATCATATCCTGCTTGAATTTCACCAGCAGTATATGCATAGTCATCAGTACCACCCGATAGAGCACCACCTGCGGTAGGTAGAATTCTTGCGAGTTCTAATGGTGAACCAGAAGTAGCACCATAAGATGCTGCTGTAGCACCAGGATCTTCACCAGTAGTTGTTACTTCAGCAGAACTGAGACCAACACCAGCATAAATGAAACCTGAATACTCATTGACATAATCTTTCCAATATGCCGAAGCACCTTCAGGTGTTTTAGCATCGGAAAGTTTAGAGAGATATGTCATTCTCTCGACGATTGTATTTGTTGCGGTGTCAATTACAGCAACGTGTACTTCGTCATAGGAAAGGAAACGCTCGGAAGCATAAGCACTAGTGCCAGGGCGGGGAGCGATTGCTTTGTAAGTTAAACCAGTTGAAGCGATTGCTTGTGAATTGTAATCCCAAGCAGTAGCGGTGTCGCCAGAAGCGGGAGTAGGTGTAGCAGAACCTTGAATAATTTCAAAGGTGTTTGCGTCAGTTACTTTAACAACTTCGTGTGTTACAGAAGCGTCATCAGTATATGTGCCACCAACTGCTAAACCGTGACCAGTTTTGCTGATTACAAAATCAGCACCACGGTCTACGATAACAACACTAAGGTTGTTGCCGTCAGCACCAGCATCTCTAGCAGCGAACTTCTCGGAAGTTACACCAGAATCGAATGACTCTTTGCTTCCAATTAAAACACCTGAACCAGATGCTGTTGCGTTTAAAACACCAGTAGCAGCACGAACTACACCCAACTGTCCGCCGTAACGGAGGAATTCGGAAGCAACCAACCAATCACCAGCGTTAGCCTCGGATGGTGTACCGAACGTGTCGATGAGTTCTCTTTCAGAACCGATGTTTACAATTTTGCCTACGGGTCCTTTGCGGAAAGAAGAAGAGAAAGCGCCACGAATAGCGGTAGCTCCTACGACAACAGCATTGGAAAAATCACGTTCTCTAATAACAACACCAGGCGAGACTTGACTTGCCATGTTTTTACCTCTAGATATCAAATTTATCTAAAGGTATTTAGATTTTTATATGTTTCAAACGGGGAAACTATGCATGAACTACCAGTCTGGATAACCCCAATCAACAAATGGATCTCTTTTCTTTCTAGTATCCATAACTCTTTTGACGGTACAGTCTTTACATTCATAAGCATACGCTGATGGATGTCCTTTTTTATTTTTTCTTGTTAGATAAAATTCTGATATAAGATCTTTCTTTTGACCACAAGTTCTACAAACCCTCTCCCTAAAAAGTAAGTGTTCTAAAGAAAATTGATCCCCAATATCCATTAGTAGTTCCACATGTATCCGACTTCTTCTTGCTTGTCTCCATACTCCCACAGATTACCATCTGCGTCCACAAAGGTGTCGTCGCCCATACCATCATCAACAAAGCCAAAAGGAGCCATATCTTGTTCAATTTGATTTCTTTGCTCATCGTAAATTCTCCTTCTAATGTCCTGGTCTGTCATCTCCTTAAAGTATTCTTGCATGACTAACCACGCAAACAATACCATACACATAACGAGGTCATCATGATATCCCTCGTCTGCTTCCCACGCTTGTTTCTTCTGTACAAATGTAGTTAGCTCTTGGAAGATCTGAAAGTCATTGAATAATAGTTTGTCTTCTTCAATAATAGCTTTAAGATTGGAGCAACCGATCTTCTTAACGGTTACACTCATCTTCACACCTAGTTGGGTTTTTGTTCCTGAGAATCCTTGCCCCACGACTTGACCAGCTCTACCACGCATCGCACACATAAGTACGTTAGGATATTCAAGATCGTAATTAAGAGTAGCAGCAATAGAATCGCCAATGTCGTTTACCTCAACTAGTACGTATGGGTTGTTGTATTCTTTACAGACCTGAAAGATTACCGAGGGAAACAGTACAGGTTTAATCTCATTATTTCTGTACTTTGCAACGATCTTATACGGGACAGTGGTGATATCAAACACGAGGAAAGCAGAATAGTCGCCACCAATTCCTCTGGCAACATCAACAGTAATGATATATTCGTGATCCTTTTCAACTCTCTCATAGATGTCAAGTCCAGCATTGCTCTTAATAGGATCGTGAAATGGTATAGTTTGTAGTTTTGCTGGACTAATCAAAGTGTCAGCAGAACCAAGGAAATCGCATTCAAATTCTTGTGCGAACTGTCGTGGTGACGTGTTCTTAATAGTCTCCTCTTTCCATTTAGCATCTCTGCCAGGTACTTGAGACCAATGTACCTCATTTGTAACATAATCATTCTTACCTCTTCTAGCATCCTCCCACATCTTGTAGAAGTGATTCATGCCGTTAGGCGTAGAGATGATAATTACCTTCGTTGATTTACCAGAAGTAATAGTAGGATAAACAGAGGCAAAGAATTGCTCCGCAACATGGTTTGGAACGAAGGCGAATTCGTCGAGGAAGAGAATATTGAACGACATGCCTCGGACAGCACTTGCAGATGTAGAAGCTGCCAATATCTTACTGCCATTTTCTAACTCAACATTACCTTTGTTCCATACAAGGATACCATGTTGCATCCATTTTGGCAAGTTCTCATATGCTAGTTGAAGACGACCGAGTAACTCCCTTGCGGTAGATGCCTTGTTAGCCAGAATACCAATGTTAACACTGTCGTAGAAGATAGCGTAATAAAGCAGGTAAGCAACAACAGTGGTCGATTTGCCAGTCTGTCTAGGAAGTTTTGCAATGTTAAACCTATTATTGTGGAAGTCGTTTAGAATTTCTTTTTGAAAATCATACATGCTAAAGGGAACTAGACCCTCATCTAGCGAGATGATTTTGATATAGTTCATAGCAAAATAAATTGGATCATTTTTACATTTGATCCACTCGTCAATTTGTTTTTTTGAAAACTGTATTGGGGTGCCCGCTTTCTTTAGGTTCGGGTTACCCAAATATATATCGTTAGAAGACACAACAAAATTCTAGTTCACCACTAGTATTTAGAGATCTCCAAATCTATCATTCATTTCATTGATGGCATCTTTCTTACCTTTGATCATGCCGTCAATATATCCAGCACGATATTCCCAAGTTTGTCCACCATCTTGACCTTTCTTGGGGTTGATACACTGAGAGTCTCCGTACTTATTACAAACAAGACCAGCAAGATCTAATTCAGAAGAATCAGATGATCCACCTGTTCCTCTCCAAACATGCTGTCCGTTAATCCAAGTTGCTCCACATTTCTCACACTCCACTCGACTCAAACTAAAATCGGAAAATTCGTTAGCCATGAATTTGTATACGTGGTAATCACATTATACCGTATGTAGGAAAAAATAATGTAACAATTGTATACGAATTAATTATCTATGTCAAGTTGGGAAAAAGAGTAATCAGCAATCATAGCAAACAACCTATTTTTAAGCTGTATGAGATACTCTTGTTCTTCTACTGGTCTTGCGGGAGATCCAGGCCACATTTTTATTGAATAACATATGTGATCATATAACATACGTATTTCATCAATTTTGATGTACATGATAAAATCATATTCATCTTCGTGTGGTATATCCATCATGGATTGTTAAACAAGAGTACCATGTTTTCTTCTAATTTCACGAAGTTCTTCAAAGTCTTTTTGTTTAGTGCCACCATCATATCCCCAAGCATACCCTTCGGTAATCATCTGCTCGTTCAATGATACTTCTGCGTCTCCAATATATAACCAACCAAGAAGGCGACCGTACTTACCCATACCACCAACCAACTCAGTTCTAATAGAGAGTTCGTCATCACCTGCAATCGCTCCCTCTAGTTTCTCTTTCATCCAGTTGGTAGCATCTAGTCCAAGTGCCTTTTCTTCCAAGTCTCTCGTGCGTTTCTCAGGAGTGTCAACACCAGCGATACGAACACGTTCTTTTTTGTAGAGGTCAAATCCAAGATCAATTGTAACATCAATCGTATCTCCATCAAGGACTCTGTTGATCTCTGTCACTCTGAAGTTGTAGCAGCTCTTCCGACTGGGTGGTGTCATTGCTCCCATGGGATTCTCTCTCGTCAATACCAAGTATATAGTAGACGACATAAAAAACCCCTGCTAGGAGCAGCATGATACTAATGATCACACTCCAAACAGGGTCGTTATTATTTTCTAACGGACGCAATAATAAATTCATGGGTTTCTAGGGTTAATTCCTAATTGTTTTAAATATTCAATCCACCAATCTTGGTCTTTTATGTATCTCCAATTAGGAACTTCCTGACCACGTTCTACCACATAATATTCATAGAGAGCATCATCTATAATCTGTGCGATCTCCATACTCCTCTTCCTCTGCGTCAACATCCTCATATGGATTTTCCACGTAGGGTCCTCGTTTTCGTAGAGGTTCTCGTCTGACATAATCGGTTTCAGAATTTACAGCAGATACCCAAACAGCAAGTTTCATTACAATAAAAATTAAAACCAGTGGTGTGAAACAACCGATTAAAATTACTGGATTCATTTGTGTTTCCTCGTAAAAGGTTCCCAGTGTTCCCATCCATATTTATGAACTGCCCACATACCTAAGATAGGAACAAACACCAAAGTCCATGCCATAAAACCACATGCCCATGGATTGTTTAATGTTCTTCCACAAAACCTAGCAAATTCTAGGATCATATTCCTTCCGCAATGTATACATCAGGTTCTTCGTCATCGTCAATATACTCAGTCATACGAAGTTGTCGAATACGTTCGTATAACTTTTTTCGTAGTTCCCTGTGTTCTTCCACTTCCTCGCTAGTTAGTGGACCATGCCTTCTGTTTAGACTCATGCTGGATAATCCCAATCTGTGATAAATTGTGTTTTATGTGATGGTCCCCATGTACCTTCATGATACAAATATGGCATTGTACGTACAGTACAAGACGGACCAGTACATAGGAGATCGTCTACAATCCTCCACGACTCCATGACTTCTTCTGCATGTACAAAGTGCGACTGATCATTAGTGATAGCATCATAAAGGAGTTTCTCATATCCATCAATTGCTCGTTCTTGTGGGTAGTCATGGGAAAGTGTGGCACGTTCTAAGTCATCATTTAATCCAGGACTTTTGATATCCATTCTAATATCAAGATGAGGATTGGGTTGTAGACGCATACAAATACGATCATTTATTTCGTCTTCATATAATTTTAGTGGAGGTGCTTTTAATTTAATGACAACTTCCACACATTGATAAGGAGTCTTCTTACCAGTCATTACGTTAAAAGGTACACCCTCCCAACGCCAGTTATCGACGAATAGAGAACCAGCAAAATAGGTAGGAGTGTCACTCCCAGGACCAACACCCTCTTCAGTACGGTAAGATTCATATTGCCCCAAGATTACGTTCTTTGACATTCTAGTTGCTGCTAGAACTTTTGTCTTCTCTCTTCTGATTTCAGTTGCTGACATTCGACAAGGTGCTTCCATAGCAATAAGTGCTAGGACTTGTAGGATGTGATTCTGTAGCATGTCACGGACCTGACCAGCAGTGTCATAGTATTGAGCACGACCCTCACACCCGATAGTTTCGGTAGCAAAGATCTGAACCTCTTCTATGTAATTCCTGTTCCAAAGTGGTTCCAATATAATATTGCTAAAGCGGGTGGCAAGGATGTTATTAACAGTATCTTTGCCGAGATAATGGTCAATGCGATAGACTTGTTTTTCGCGTAGATGTCGCTCCACCACTGACTGTAAATGATCAGCAGATTTATAATCGTACCCAAAGGGTTTCTCGATAACCACTCTGGAGTGATCTGGGTCATCCAAGAACCCAGCTTCTTTGAGATTGGTGATTGCATTTTCATACCTCTCTGGTGGGACTGATAGAAAATAAGTTGTGTCTTTACTCTTATCGTGTAGTTTGTTTAAACTCTCCTTACAATCAAGATCTACAGAAACAAAATCTAACCAGTGAGTAAATCCTTCTGGATAATCACCAAGATCTCTCAACCAAACTTCTCTTGGAAGTTCTCTGCGAGAAGCACCAACAATTAAGAGTCCACTTGGAAGAAGATCTTTCTTCCAAAGTTTGTATAGTGCTGGGATAAGTTTCTTTTTACATAGATCTCCAGTCGCACCGAAGATTACTATACGTCTAGTGAGCTGTTCCGTTTCCGTCATAATTATCTGATTCGTAGTATACATTTTCACCTTTTCGCATCCCGAAGTATATCGTGGATAGAACAAAGGGTATTGCTGTCCAAAGTAAGACATGTCCAAAAGTCATCTTACGTCGTGTCCTCCAAACATTGCTCTCATACCATTTAGGACTTTGTTAGCAAATTTTCCAAGTCTTCTCGATTCAAATCTTGACCATAACGCACTAGAGATAACAGGAGAGGGTACACCAAGATCCACAGCAGCGTGAACAGTCCAACGACCCTCACCACTGTCTGATACTCCCCCATCGAACTTGCTAAGCTCTCTATCGCCTCGTAGTACATCAGCGGTAAGATCGAGCAACCAAGACCCAACAACAGACCCACGACGCCAACACTCAGCAACTTTAGCAACGTCAATGTCGTAGCAATAATCTTCTGGACAATCCATAGGGGCAACCTCAGCATCCCCTTCAGCAACATATTTTGCCCCAGCATTAGCTTCATGCAGGATATTAAATCCTTCTGCGTATGCTTGCATGATCCCATATTCAATACCGTTGTGAACCATCTTTACGAAGTGACCTGCTCCAGGAGGACCAGCATAGATCCACCCATATTCTTCTGGATACATTATGTAATCATCGTTGCCTGTGCGTGGGGCAGCGGCAATACCAGGGGAGAGGGCGTCGAATGCAGGACGGCAGACATCGACTGCGCTGCTTCCGCCACCAACCATAAGACAGTATCCACGCTCCAAACCGTAAACACCACCACTAGTACCACAGTCAAGATATGCGATGCCAAGTTTAGCCAACCTTTCTGCTCTCTTGCGAGAATCTTTAAAGTTGCTATTGCCATGATCAATAATAATATCTCCCTCCACACAAAACTGTAATAGCTCATTAAGGGTATCCTCCACTGTTTCTGCTGGTACAACCATCATAAAGACACCAGGAGTTTCACCTGTTGTTTTATTGTGGTGAATTACTTGGACAAGATTTTCAATAGAAGTTGTACATCCACTGATATAACCCGCTTCAAATTGCTCTTCTGCTTTCTTATAGTTGTTGCGGTATCCATGCACCTCATGTCCCGCTGCGATAAGACGACGAGACATTCCCTCGCCCATCCTACCTAGTCCGATCATTCCTATTTTCATTGTTTTTTATTGTATACTTAAATTTAGCCAATCAAAAAGTGGTGGTACTACTCCAATAAGTCGAAGCAGACCCTCAGCAAAAAGTGCGAGAACAACCCACCCAACACACATAGAGATAATTCCAGCATTGCGATTATGTTTTCGTATGGCATCGTCAATCATCTCCTGTACTTGCTCTTCAGTAGTATAATGTGGTGGTTTAATTTCTGTCATTCGATGTGCCATATCGTCAAGCATCTCCTGAACTTCTTCTTTTGTTGTTAGATGGGGCGGTTCCATCTCGGGTGGGTAGTTTTTGTACATTAGATCATCTCCATTGCTTCCTGTAATTCTTGGAAGTGTTGGATCTCGTCATTCATAATCTCCCAAATTTTTTTATCATTCCAATCTTCATAAGTTAGATATTTGGCATATGTTTCTGCCGCGTGGATTTCTACTTCATAGGACAAATGGTAAGCAAGGCGAGGAGCCACCCAGTAATAAACCACGTTGCTCCAATAGTAGATAAGTACGAGGTGTCTGGCGACAAAGCGATCCACCCAATAAGCATTGCCGCCCCTAGATTCCATGTACTCCAGATGTTCTGTCTCATTGACTGACTGCTCGAAGTGTGTTTTCATTAGATATAAATGCTCAGGACCACGAAGTCCCATGCTTTCACGAAAATGCAATACGCTTAAAAATGCAAAATAAGGTGCCCGAGCAATCTCCTCAAGCACCCAGAAACGTTGGAAATGTCTACCTCTATAGAGGTAGTCTAGTATTGCAACAGTGAAATCTAAAACTAAACTGTTGAATTTTTTCATTACTCTACATGAATTGTACCAACCATTCCAGCACCTTGGTGAGGACCACAGAAGAAATCGTAGTCTCCAGCATCAGCAAACTTAATGTCTTGTGATTCACCAGGATTAAACATCAATGATTCTCTGCTGAGGTCAGCACGACCTTCAACAATAATGTTATGTGGAGGTAGCATACCGTTCACAAAATGAACAGTATCTCCTGCTGAAATTGTAATGTCGTTTGGTTCAAATACTAGATTGCCATTTGAACCCATCGTTACATCGACTGCCCATGCGGGGGCAGCAAGAAATAGCGTTGCTAAGAACGCAAATAGAAATTTCATCAGTCCGTGGAATAATTTTCTTTATAAGCTCTGAGTTTATTAATCAAATCATCATATTGTTCCCACATCCACTCAGATCCTGTACGCTCTTGGTAGAGTTTACAAGCGGTAATAAGACGTGTGAGATCGTTGTCATTCAAACGCATTTTTATATCAGAACTCATAACTAATTATAGATTCACTAAGTAATTTTACGCTAACTTAACAATGTTTTTACATGTTATGTCAGCAATTCCACGCACGTAGAGACTTATTGATACGACTATCTTTGTCGTTAGCGGTTTTTTTGGAGGTCAACTTTTTCTTCATGCCCTTCATTCTAGCGCAGAACGATGCGCGACGGGGATTTCCAACCTTCTTGCTTGGTGCTTTAAGGTCAGATCCAGGATTTTCTCTTTCGTAAGATTTCCGTCCCTTTTCATTGAGACCTCCTTCTTTATTTTTGCCTGCTTTTTTTGTCCAGGCTGCTTCTTCGAGTTCAAAACTTTCTTTGGCAGTCCTCGCCGCCTTTTTGAAAGCATCCTTCGCGGGGTAGTCCTTACTACCAGGACGCGCAGGAGCTTCTCCTCTTTTTCGTTTAGCGTGGATATTTGCGTAGAGACCGCGCTTTGCTTCACAGAGTTCTTTTAGTTCTTTATAATCTCTCATGATAACCGACGAGGGTTTACGAATCTATTTAGCGTTTACCCCCGCCCATCTCCTTGAGCATCTTCTGTAGTTCTGCTGTAGATCCTACAAACATAGCATTGTTAGTTACCTTAGACGGACCTTTCTTTTCTTCGTCAAGATCCTTCATTTTCTTGTGTAGATCTTGGAGTTTCTCAGTCATGTCTGCGACGTGCTTCATTGCCGCTACAGCAACTTCATACGCTCTTGGGTGCCCTGACTCCTGAGCGACCTCTAAGGCACCGTTAACCGCCTCCTGACCCTTGTCTATGAGCGAGTATAACTCACCCCTGGTATATCGATAATCTTTCTCACGATCTTCCTCATCCACCTTAGGTGGAACTGGTTTAGATGGTTTGGATTCCTCAATAGGTTCAGCACTAATGTTGAGGATCTCCTCCATGTTCTCTTCTAGGTTACTCATAAGAATTGAATTCCTTCATTAAATCCAAAGTCATCACCAGCATCAACTAGGGCATCATCATTTACATCGATGACACCATCTGTATTGATATCTGTTTTTGCTTTAGGTGTATATGTTCTAGTAATAGTTCTGCGGTTGACTGAAAGGTCTCCAAGCGTTTCATGAATAATTGCTTTCTTGATAACATCAGCAGTATTGTAAGGACCGTAGAGGTAAGACTTCATTGTAAAGTTTAAGGTATATGTAATATATCTACGGTTCAGAAAACTATCATCCCATTCATCTTCACTACTAATACCGTTAAGTACAATAGCAACATCCTTTTTCTCATTCATATCTGGAATCATATTAAGAGTCACGGAAAATGAAGGTTGAAAATATGGTAAAATTTGCTCTACAATTTGTAATGCATCGTCTTGAGACTTAGCAATAACTCCCAGTTCAAAACTTAAATTGTAGGGAACAGGAACATATTGAACTCTGACCTCATCACCATTACCATCGATGACAGTTTTGTATTTTTGAATAGGTGATGTCTTACGGGTAGAATCATATTCAATTCCTGTCATCTCAAAGTAGAGACGTGGTAGTGTAATAGCTACCTTACTAGATGATGCGTTTTCTTCTAACCTAACAAGAAACTTTTGCTTAGGTCCATATGCTAAAGGAACTTTAATTTCCTCAAGTACATCTCCTGTAGTAGGATCTGTACTCTTCATATTAATGTTATTGAAGAGCGTGCCAAACGCAATAATGTTCTTACGAACAATTGAATTGTAAAAATGTGATCCTAACATTAGAAGCTACCTGTCTGATTACCATATTCACCAAACGGATTTCCTTCCGTCCAATCAATAATATTATCCGCACTATCTTCGATCTGTCTGTTTTGATCGTAGTTGCTATTTGTATTATTTAGAGTGTCGAATGTCTCAGGACTCCACTTGGCACCAGAGGTTAGACCAGTAATTACTTCAGCAGTAGTAAAGGTTCCTGTTCTGTTGTAGACTTCAAGAGCTCTGGTTGTGCTATCCCAGGACTTGACTTCTGCTCTATTGTCTTTGGGGGAGTAGTCAATGACAACAGTAGGCGCAGAACTATAACCGCTCCCACCACTTGTGATAGTAATACCATTAACAATACCAGTAGAACTGACTGTAGCAGTCGCAGTAGCACCACTTCCGTCTCCTGTAATAGTTACTGATGGTGGTGTAGCAACTTTATAATGTGAACCACCATCATTAATAGTTATAGCAGTTACAGCGTCACCAGTAATAGTTGCTGTAGCTTTTGCAAGAAATTCATCACCAACTACCTCCTCACCTACAGTGAAGTCTCCTGTACCACCAGGATCCATAAAGAGTTTAATAGAAGTATCGAAGAGTTGCTCTACATCATCAATTTCTGCCACTCCAGTGTCAAAATTATCACTACCAACCTCATAGATTTCAGCAGTGATAGCATAGAATTGAATCTTACCAAACTGGAAGAATGGTTCTTCCTTGCCAACAAATTTGATTTCGTAGATGTCTTGTGTTAATGGGAAATACAATAGATCTCCCTCATTAGGTCTGCTATCTACTGTTAGGTTGGGATTATGCTCTGCTACCTCTTCTGTCCATCGTCTTGTAGACACACGAAAGATAATCTCGTCTGTAATTCTTAAACCAAATTTAGAGATGAACTCAGCATTGTCACCAAAACCCATGACGTTCTGAAGCAACATCTCAATTTGAAACTGCTCCTGATATTTTGAGTATCTAACTTCATCTAGAGTGTTGTCTTGTAAAACTACTCTAGGGATATAGTATATGTCTGTACCAAACAGTTTAATTTGTTCATCCACAAGATCCTGAACAAGACCTTGTTCGCCACTGTGACCTGCGTAGTAAGTTGGAAAGTAGGGACTGGTAGGCATTTTATCCGATCATATCCATTGGTGGAACAGCATACTTACTGAGAACTTCGCTTTCGATTTTCTCAATTTCTGCTAGTGCGTCTGTGTAGATCTCTCTACCGTTAAGGGTAACACCGCCAGGTAATTGAACATTATTATACTTGATCAAGTTCTGACCCCACTGTCTCTTCATAAGAGCAGTAGCATACTTTTTGACAAACATATCATTGTTCATCTCTGTAGCATCTGTGGGATCGAGTAAACGATGTGCTTCAATTACTAAGAATGTATCTTCTTTAAGAAATGCTTTATTGATATCAAGATACAAACGATCACGGCGTTGTGTAAATCTAAACTGTTGGAATGAACCATTGTTCATAACCATGTCTAGAGTTTCTAGATATTGTTTATGCATATAATAATTGAGAATATCAAGTGATCCAAACGCATACAGATCATTTAGATATAGTTGATACTCAACACCGAAGAGATTAGAGCGAATTGAATTACTAACTAAACCATATACTTTGGTAATACCTACAACGTGATCTGGAATTGGAATAAAGTTTGTTGACTCTTCCCAATTTGTTGTTCCTTCAGTCGTAGTTACTTTACCATCAAATCTTGTTTTATCATCAGCGTTAATTTCGTGTCTTAGGTAACACCTCTCCATACCATTGTAACAGTTCTCCTGAAAGAATTGATACGTATCATCAATTACATTGTTTACTTGCTCATCATCAATGTTTACTTGGAGAACAGGTTCACCAAGTTGCCTCTTACAATAAGTGATGAGTTCAGATCTAGAACTTGGAGATGCCATTACACACAAAAAATCCCTTCTTACCTATTTAGGAAGAAGGGATCTGATAGTTATTCTGCTACTTCAGTAGGCGCTGTTTCTGCTGATTCTTCTTCCGATGGATTGAGGAGTTCCAAAGTTTCCAAACCCCCCTGTAATTTTAGTTTGTACTCTCTAGCTTTTACAAGGTTTGTTTCCAACTCAGCAATTTGCTTATCTGCTTGTTCTAGTTGTTCGACAAAATTTTTCTTAAGGGCGTCAGTGTCCATTTTTAATAAAGAATGATGTGTGTGATTATTTATATGTGTAACTGGAGTCTCCTTCCCCAACTGTTCCAACAGGCATAATGTTAAAAGAAAGAGAATACCTAGGAGTATTTGAATTGTGTGTAATAACTTTGTGCCTTAAACGACTGGGAAATATAATTATTTTATTCTTTTCTGACTCAATTGTCAAGTTGTATGAGTTTAAAAAATTTGGCATAGATGTTGGTACTAATATTTGTGGAGGATCAACTGAAAATACTAGTGGTGCTGATTTTTCATCATAGTCCCCAAAATATACAACTGCACTAAACCAAGAGTTGCAGTGAGCATGTTCCACACACTGCCCACCTTTTAAAGTTTTTGTAAACCAAGAAGTTGTGATTTTAATATCTGTGTTATATGATAAAGCATTTACGATATAATCTTTACAGATAGAAGTTAATCCTTCTTTCATTGACAAATCAGAATCTAATACGTTTCTATTTTTAGAATAAAATCCATTAATTCCTGTATCTGGATTGTCCTCAATCCATTCCATTTTTCTAGACATAGTTTTTAGAAGAAAACTTACATTAGAATCTATGTCAGCTGATGTAACTGGTAAAGAAAAACATGGATTGACGTGCCATGGTCCAATATTTAACATCATAATAATACAGGTATTTTACTACATCTTGGTTGTTGTTGACACATTCTACAGAGTGGCATAGGAATTACTTCTCCATCTTTCATTAATCCATTTGGAGTCATCTCATACCCATTATCCCAAACAATATTTTTAAAATCTTCCAAGGTATTCCAAGACTCAACAACTTCTTTAGGAATATTTGGTTTAACTAACTCATACCAAAACCATTTGATTGACATTTGATCTGAACTATTTCCAACTCCAACAAAAGTATCGCAAGCATTACCATCAATAAAATCTTCATGGATAGCATTTGCTGGACAGTGTTTGATACAGTCATCACACCCTTCACAAAGATCTAATTGTCCTTTGTTTATTTGTGGTTCTGGGGCATTTGCTAGATCATCTAAAAATGTAAATGCACATAACTTACATTGAAATCCAAATTTTTTATTGTATATCAAAGAGTTTTTAGCTCTAACACCAAGTCCAGATTGTATTGCCGCTTCTTTAAAATTTACATATACTTGAACACATTTTCCTTGTTCAATGTAATCTGAAAGATAACTTGCCGCTTCTTCATAGAGAGAATAATCGGCAGCATGTTCTGATAATCTAGCGAAGACTAAAGTGTTATCTGATTGGTAAGGTGCTTGTAAACGATTGGTCAACATCTCACCTTTAAAATGACACGCTGCTTTTACAGGTGAGTTCAAAACTTTTTTGTATTCTGTCCCCTTAAGCAATCCAATATCCCATTTATTTTCTGGGAATCTCTCTACGATATCATTGTAGTCAATCACTTCGCATACTCCACTCTAAAACCATATCTTGTATTACTTACAACATTTGGCATAAAATTCATAGAAAGACTTACACGATTATCTTTTCCATTCTCAGGCACACTATGTGTCATTTGAGACTGCCACAAATATAGTTCTCCCTCTTCTGGATATACAGCAGAGTCAGTATTATACTTAGTGATAAAATCATCATTTTCTGCCAGAACAATCGTCGGATGATTTGGAAAAAGTAATGCTGATCTTTTATTAAACATAAGAGGAGAATGACCTTCTTCAAAGTTTACATAATAAGTTCCAGAAATGTATGCATTTGAATGATAGTGTGGATGTTGAGATCCACCCTTGTCACATTTATTTAACCAACTGTCAGTAACCATCATTTTGTCTGGCAAATTATATCCAAGACAATCACTTACATAATCCGAACATGACTCTTCTACCCATTCTCTAAAACTTTCAAATGGTTCTTCGTGTAAAATAGATTCACTTAATTTGTTATTAAGATGTTGTAGATTAGAAGACTGTCCATTGACCTCAAAGTTATCTTTGTTTTCTTCCATCACATTGAAAATTATTTCTTTCAATTTTTTATGATGCGGATATTCTATTCCAAAAATTGGATTAGGAAAAAGATCGTATAGTTTCATTTTTTTAAAACCGCCACAAACAAACCGTTCCACCAACTGGTAGAATCTTCATACTTAGTAGTGAGAAGTTGGTTTTCATATAAAGAGGTCAATTTATTATCAGATATAAACTGCTTAGCAGATTCTACCACATCTTTGAAATTTGCGTCATCGATAACTAAAATAAATGTATCTTCAACTAGTGGTAAAACTGTTTCTAATGCTTTCTGTTGATCTTTATATTCATGACTTCCGTCATAAAATACAACATTAACTTTAGTGTTTTTTAGATCAAACAAGTTAACATCTTGAATATGTTTATCGATAAGTTTTCCCGACTTATATTTTTTTCTGTTGTTTAAGAACTTCTTTTTTGGAGCAGAGTATCCATTCCATTTAACATCTAATCTTGCTGGAGATACATTACAAATATAATTATCGACAGCAAATGATGGAATATCATTGTTCATAGTAGCAGCAAAAAAAGTGCTGCCAGCATATGAACCCACCTCCAAATACTTTGCTTCTTCTATAGAGCAAAGGTTATTTAAAAAATGCCTAACTCTATCAGAAGTTAATCCTTCGATATCGTAAGACTCAGCATCAAATTTAGATTCGTATCTTCCTGATTTATCTAAAGAATCTAAAACATGATAGACATACTTATGATTGTCTCTGTGATATTTTTTCTTTCTAGATTCAATTACAGATTCGCAGTAATTACATTTCCAACAATCAAATTTACATGATTTAATTTTTTCTCTCCATATATTGATAGGTTTATTTTCGATGTGGATGTCATGAATAAACTCATCAAAATTTGGAAACAAATATTCTTTTTCATCTGCCCAGTTCTCAATGATGTCCATGCTTTCTTTGAGTCTTGTGGCAGACTCCCTACCATGCATTTTAAAAACATCAATACCCAAATCAATAAATTCCTCCCAGTCTTCTTTCCATGGAGGTAGAATTGCTGCTTTTAGGGGAGATGAAGAATCGTGAATGTCCCAAGAAGAACATGAGATTCTACTAATAGCATCAGCAAAATATTCTGGATTGTCTCCACTTCTGGTGTTGTTATAATGATAATGTTCTGGCATAATGGGACACCCACCCCAGCAATTTTCATTGGCAAGCAAAGAAATCTTTACTGGTTTGCCAATAGATTCACAGTAGTCTTTTGCTTCTTTAATTGCTACAAGTTGATCTCTATCACGCATCAAATCTCTATCTAAATTGATATAGTGAAAACCTGCTTTTGCTAGAGATACAATTTCATTTGGTCTTGTAACTTCTCGCAAAATAGTATTTTTAATAAAAAGATCTGGAAATGCTTTTTGAATTTGTCCAGTCATCAACCAAGAGGTGTGTGGAATAGTAGCAATTCTCACACCCTTATCATAAACATACTTAAAATTTTTAATAAACAAATCTAAAGTTTCTTGATCTGGTCTAATGTAGATATTATTAAATGTAGCAGACAAAGGAATACCTGTCTTGTTTGAAATATACAAGGCACTAAAAGTTGTATCTTTTGGATTACCAAAAAGATCTCCCATAGCGTCCTGTGTAAAAGGAGGCATTCTACAGGTAAAATATAAATCAAAAATATATTCCCTATACTCAATTAGAAAGGGAATAAAAATATTTTCTACAAATTCTTCAGGAAGCTTTGGGTTTATAGGTAAGCTGAAGACTTGGTGTGGATGGTTTGGCGGCATTCAATTCACCTTTAATAGTTTTTAATTCACTCAATAAACCAATTTCAAGATTATCATCGATGCCATGGAATGTTGGTAATGCTCCAGTGGAACTTTCTTCCATTTGTTGAATGTATGGAAGAAGTCTCTCTTGAATTTTTTTCATACTTACATTATACAATGCAGAATATTGCATAGCAATTTCTAAAATTGCTTGCTGATCTGTCTCTTTCATCATGGCAATTGAATCTAAATTGCCTGTTCCAATTCTTCCTTGGAATACAACATCAAGAGCTGCTTGTTTACCCATTCTAGAAATCCAATACTTTCTTTCTTCTTCGGGATCATACTCCAATCTTTTTTCTAATTCTTCAGCAGTATACCCTTCATCAAGCAACCACTGAAAGAAACTTTGAATTTCTTTTTCTTGTGTAATTTTTCTGCGTTTAAACACATCAAAATCTAAAGCCATACTATCGAGTTCAATTTGAAAAAGTTCCTTTTCATCAGGATCTTCTTCTGCCTCATATAAAGCAGTAACCTTTCTAAGATTTACTTCGTGCTTCCTCTTTTCAATATCAAGTTTTTGTAAATTGTGATTTCTATTCTCAATTTCCATCAGACATTGTTTAACCTGCCTGTCTTTTGTAACTTGAGAATGAATTACATACATGTCACACTGCTGAGGTGACATACCACTTGCCCATTTTTTAGCGATATCTACAATAGTATCAATATCTAATTCATTTGCATCAATTGCCATGGCGATTCAAAAATTAATTTAAAAATTTAAACCAACTCCAACATCTAGTCTTTCGTTTGGTTTATCAGCATTAACAATTTCTCTACCCAACTTAATAGCAAGATGGGACTGCATGGGAAGATTGAAATGATCTTCATATAAAACACTTAGATCTTCAATAGTCACAGCATCATAAAATTTTTGTTTTAATGACTGACACTCTATGTATAATGTTTTTATATAGTCCTCATGGGAGTTTCCACTACTAAAAACAATGTTTCCAAATTCTTCTCTTTCGCGTCCTTTAATATCAGCAAGAGAGTTTCTAAAATCAGTATCTTCTACCTGATATTTCCATGTGTCTCTTTCTAAGGCGGAAGTTTTTGCCAAGTAACTACGATATTTAACATCATATTCATCTTCAATAATAACTTTAGCAATTAATTTCATTGCTTTTCTAACAACACCCTTTCTTTTATCACTCATAGGAATTTTAATTTTTCCTTGAGTATCTTTAGGATTTGCTGCTACAACATCAAACTCTTCAAATTCATTATCTACTTCACATTCTGTGTTATATACAGAAATTTCATCTCTAGTTTCTCCCCAAGATTTAATGCCAAATATAGCAACATCCTTTTCCACTTCAATACATCGTGGAGCTAGTTCCTTTAAATTATCTTTGTCGAGATAATCAATAGAAAAGAATCTCCAATTAAGGATTTCTCCATGCGTTTTAAAAGAAAACAGTTTAGATACTGCTCTGGAATTTGTAAGATAATAACTTCTCATTTTTATACTCCGTCGTAACCTGTTAGAACTGTACCAAACTCAGCACCAGCTCCAGAAGCAGATCCAGGTGGTCCTTGTCTATCTATATTACTATCAGCAGTAAATGTTTCAGCAGAATAATTTAGAACTGCTCCTGTGTTCTTTTGAGCACCATCATACATACCACACATGTATCCACGGTTCATACCAGTAAAGAAAGTTTCTTCTCCACATTCAAATTTACCAACCTGAGTTGCCTCAGATCCTGTAAGGGCGCTTCTCTTAGAAAGGTTTGATGAAGTTCTATATCCACCAGCAGTATTCCAATAATTAAATCCATGTCTGGCATTTAAGGTTTTATTCGATCCATCGGTTCCAGGCGAACTTGGCCAAGCAGTATAAGTTTCAGCAGCCCAACTGAATAAGTATGCTCCATTTCTTCTAGTCCATCCATAGGTAGCACCAAAACCACCTGCTGGATTATTTTCACCACCTGCTGGGTTACCATTTGGAGATAAAGCAGAAGTGTCATTAGTTAAATTAAATCTATCTGGTCTACTGTCTCCTCCACCATAAACATACGCATACTTAAAGTCTCTCCTCATCAAACTTGTAGCAGATCTATTATTATTAATAGATGTTGTATTTGCGTTTGATGATGTATTCATATTGATCTTAGATACAGTAGATCCAGTACCACCAACACCATTGACCGCAATCATAACGTATGCGTACATGCTTAAGTTTTGTGCTCCCGCACAATAACCTTGACCATTTGTTAAAATGTCTCCATGATTTGTGATGGTATTATTTGCCATGTCGAGAGAACATACATTCTTATAAGATGTGCTGTTCTTATATCCCGCCATAGCATATCCTCTGCTAATTTGGAATCCAACTCTATATCTGTCTTCTACTGCGTGTGGAAGATCATCAGTACCGTTACCACCCCATGGATCACCAATATCCCAGAAAGCATTGGTGCCATCAGATCTTAATGCTGCGCCAATTGTAGCTGCGCTTTGTGGAGGTAGAGTTTCAAAAATTGTTCCATTTTGATATAATTCACCAGTAAAATTAATATCACCACCAACAACTAATTTGTAAGTGCTTCCGACATCTGTGGTGGTATTGATACCAATGCCACCTTTAAGCATATGGATTTGTTCTCTATATGATGTACCATCATTGTCCATCGTAGAGAATTCGATTCTTCCTCCATTAGGGAAAAATCTCAAATATGCTTGACCGATGGCACTATTCAGTTGTGGGAAATAATTATTTGATTGATCATTAGCAGATGATGGATATGACGTTGTATAATAATTGGTAACATTCATACCAATGCCACCACCATCCCAGGTCCTTCCTGGTTCTGATACCCATAGTTGCATATGAATATCACCAGTTCCTGCACCATTGTTTCCTGATGGCAGTGTCAATCTCATGGAAGTATCACCATGACCACCATAAAGATGGAATTTTTTATTTGGTGCGTTGGTGCCCAATCCAACAGCACCAGCATATGTTACTGTTAATCTGTCCGCACTATTTGTTCTGAGAGAAAGATAGTTGTTGTTATCAGCATATCCAGGTCCATCCCAATAAATCTGTGCTGGTGCTGTACCAGTATTATCTCCACTTTCCCAGAAACATAAACCAGCTGGTGTTGAATTTATAGTTGTTAGTGCTATCTCACCAGTAACACATAGTGCTCTGTCTGTGGTGTTATTATTATTGCCGATATTTAATGATCCACCATATCTGGCAATGTCGATTCTTCCATTAGCATCAACTTGAATTGATGGTACGCCACTAATATCGGAAACAGCAAATATTGTTCCAGTAGTTAAATTATCATCAATAGAAAATAGTTGTCCCGAGTTTCCTTCAAAGGATAACGTGTTGTCATCAAGTACGCGAAGTTTAATCGGTGCATTATCTTGTCCGACAAAACTAATTTCTGGTATATTCGCTGTGCCTCTATTGGGCGTTATAAGGATGTCCTTATCAGAATTCGCCATCTTGAGTTAGACCTTTATTGAGTATTTATATTCCAAATCTTGCTCTATTGGCATCAAAGTTTTGTTTAACCTCTGCTGCCGTAAGACCAACGTTGTACATACTGACAATAGCAATGTCACCATCAAATGTTCTTGGGGCATTTGCTTTTCTATTAAAACCAATTTCAATATACACTCCACCAGAAGCATAATCAAATGCTGATGTATTCATAGAAGCATTTAATTCACCATTAATATATAATTTTTTATTTGGATTTTCTCCAGAAGTATAACTTCCTACAGCATGAATCCAAACACCTGGAGTAGCAACATACCCACCATTAGTTAAATGATAAGCATTATTATCATAATGGGTAAATTCTACAACTCCATTATTATATTCTATACCTCCATTACAAGCATAGCTACAACCAGTACCAGTCATAGTCCTAAAAATAGAACCATTAGTATATGATAAATTTGTTATTCTAAACCAAGCTTCATAACTTTTATCTTGACTACTGCCATCCAATCTAAATTCAGATGGAACCGTATGATAAATGTGGGCATCGTTTGTGGAACTAGCAATAGCATTTGGTTGTGGATTATCAGCATAACTATTGATATCAAAATATCCATTTGAATTCCACTGACACTGTGAATTAAATCCAGAGACAGGTTTCATATTTCCAAAAGTTGTAGGAGCAATATTTTTCCACTCAGCATCTCCAGATTTGTAAGACTTAGGATTACCTGCATCTACACAAAATATTAATCCTCTTTGTACTCCATGTGGTCCTGTAAATGTTGCCATTGGTTATCCCTCGTACCAAACAAAAATATTCTTTATCCTTATATATCTTCCTGTGCTAGCACAGGATCTTCCATGCCAAACTCCACCTGGATATCCATTTTCAACTCTTCTTCTTGTAGTCCAAAATGATTTGTATCCAGCATCATTAAAACTACCATGGAACATATTAGTATTTTCGTTGTCACAGGCACTTGCTTTTCTAATGAAGTTACCACTATCACTAAAAGCATTAACATCATTAAAAATTCTATCTCCTAAATTTTCGTTATATTCATAAATGTTTCCATGACCACCAGCATTATAATTGTTGCTATTAGACATTTCTGTTGGAACACTGGGACCATTTGCTCCATAACCATAACCAGCAGCATCTTGTGTTGAATTGGTGCTAGAACCTGCGCCTAAAAAAGTCCAGCAAGAAGCAGTGCCATCAAATTCAAATTGGCATGTAACTCTATTCCAAGAGATGTCATCCTTAAGAACAATTAAAACACCAGCATCACCATTAACATTACCACAACCACCTTGAGTATTTGTTCCATAAAATTCATAACCACCACCAACATCTCCAGAAGAAACATTATTCATATTGTTGGTGTAGTATGCTAGGATATCTCCAGAAGTAATTCTTCTAGATCCTTTTCCATATCTAATTGCCATTTTCGTTTTCCTCAGTAGGTAGTTCAACTTCTACCTCTAGTGGTAGAATATCCTTACGTGTTGCCTGAACGAAGTAGAACGACTCTCCACCATTGATGAAGATCTTATTGTTTTCGATCTTCTCAACCCATGCTCTATGGTTACCAATTGGTGTTAGTTGAACTGTAATGCTGTTCTCGTCTACAAGAGCGGTCCAGTAGTCTGGAAGTTCAATAACCTTACTTGCCTTACCACGAACGTATACACCGTGCTCAGGACCCTCCAGAGATCCGTAGACGAGGTTGTGGTTCTCTTTAGTTGGGTGCTCAATACAGAACGACTTGCTGGTGGCAGCAAATGCTCCAGCAACTTGTAATTTATAATTAGAACTTGGTGAAGTTGTACCCACACCCATGTTTCCTTGAGCAGCATCAAAGGTAACAAAATCGCTACTAGTGATCCATGAATAAATTTTAAGTTTGTTATCTTGAGTTGTTCCATTGTGCCATCTAAGTTGACACTTCAAACTTCCATTATCAGCAAATCTAATATGAGATTGTAGACTTGCGGGATTATCTAGAACAATGCCAGTATATGAAGAAGCACCAGTTCCTCTACCCTTAACAACTAACTGAGCATATGGATCACTTCCTGTATGATTTGCTTCAATTGTAGTAATACCACGGATAGATAATCTGCCATTGTAATCAGTAGATGCTGGAACCAACTTCATGAATTCTCTGGCAGTTCCACCCACAGTTCCAGTCCAACGGAAGAACTCATTGGCATCATCATTAACGTTAAATTCTAATCTTGAATTGGTATCAGCATTACCAGTATTATAGAACTTAATTGAAGCACCATCAGTATTGAATCCCCAAACAAGACCACGATCAGTTTGAGACCACTGCAGGTTACCAGTCATGGTATCGCCTGATTTCAAAACGTTCAGTGAAGAAGCACCAGTTATATTTGCAGTGATTGTTCCAGCGGCAAAGTTGCCAGAAGCGTCACGTTTAACTGCGGTATTAACAACGTTATTAGAAGCAAATGTAATGTTACCAGCATTCCAGATAACGTTATTATTAATGGTGAAACCATCAGCGTTAGCAACTGTAGCGTTAAGAGTTCCTGATCCTAGTGTAGTTCCTCCACCAGTAGCAGTAAGAGCAACGTTATATCCACCAGTAGCAGGAGTTAGACTAGATCTAAAGTGAATTGCTGGACTTGTCGCAGCAACACCATCAACCCTACCAAGAGCAAGAATACCAGTACCTGAAGCACTATAAAGTTTGTTAACTTCAAATGTTCCAGCATCATCTAGACTGAAGTCTTGGAAGGGAACAGAAACTGCTGTAGTACCAATGGCAATTGCTCCAGTAAATGTACCAGTTTGAAGTACACCTTCGATGATAGAATAATTATTAGTGGCATCATTACTATCTACATTTGTGGGAATAGCACTAATTAAAATAGTACCAGTTCCTTGAGCATTTGAATCATATAAATTAACTTGCTGACCAGCAAGGAATGGTGAAGTGGTTAGTAGTTGTCCCTCAACATAAATTCTATATCTTGGATTTCCAGCGGCAGCTCTAATGCTTAACTGATTTTCAAAATACTTATGAGTTTGATAAATTGGTAATCTATTATCAGATAAAGTTCCTGTGTTAATGTTTAATGCATTCTGATACCAAGATCCTTGTTTGTTATCAAGTCTATCAGCATCTAATCCAGAACCAACACCATCGTTACCAGAACTCCAGATCTTATACCAAGTACCCCATGATGTTAATGTAGATCCAGAACCACGGATCCACATATTATCATTATCTGTAAATCCTAATTGTCTAGCGCCACCACCAGTAGCATCCGTACTGGAACCAAAGTTCCTCAGAGTCATGATAAGTGCTCTAGATCCACCATCAGATAGTGATGTAGCAGTATTGTTTAGAGTGTTGGCAACAATACCTGTAGAGAAAGTATCAGGATCTGGACTAGATGTTGGGTTGTTAGTAGATGAAATTAAACGTAGAGTGTTACCAGATTGACCAGAAATACTGATATTATAAGTACCAGACATTCTTTCAATAGGAACAGTACCCGCTGAAAGGTTGCTAGCATTTGTATAGAAAACACCTTGGGCACCATCAAGAAGGTCAGCGTCTAGTCCAGAATCGGAACCAGTTTTAAGTTTTACAGATCCGTTTCCAACTTCACCAATTTCAAACTGCGATTTTAAGAATCTAGCAACACCAACTGTTCCAAACAAATCAGACGAAATAGTAGCATCTGTTACTCTGTTAACATCAATAGAAACATTTGCGTATTGTTTGTTCTGAGTGCTTAACTTAGCAGCAAGAACTAAACCAGATCCAGCGCCAATTTGTGCTGGAAGTGGAGTAACACTAAAGTCAGCACTATATCCACTACCACCATCAGTAACAGTAAGTTCTGTTACTTCTCCATTAGCAACAATAATATTTGCTTTTAAACCTGTTCCAGTTCCACCATCGATGGAAACATCAAAGTATTGACTATTTGTGTATCCAGATCCACCATTAACAATAACAATATCGTCTACAAAATTACCTTGCGTGAAACTAGATTCTAGTGTAAGTGGAGAAGCACTTCTCTCAAATTCAATAACAGTTCCTGCAGGAATGTTTTGATTGACTGGATTATTCAGTGTGATAGTAGTAAATCCAGCAGCAGTTACAACTACAGAAATTGTAGTATTTACTTGAATACCATTTACAGTTGCTTTTACTTCATGTCCTTTTAGTACATCAGCATTAGTCGGGAAGACTAATTGTGATGAACCATTGTTTGCTTGACTAGACAAGATAGCAAAGTATCTTGTTTCTGCTGCTTTAAATGACTGAACAGCAGGAGCATATGCTTGATCTCCTCTTAAGAAGGTGAAAGAGTTTGCTGCAGATGAATTTAATGCTAGTCTGGAAGTAGAAATAATACCAGATGTAATATCTGTAGCAGAAATTTGAGTGGCAGATAGAGATACCCAGTTGCTAGCAATGTTCGATGATGTGTTAACTACTCTATTAATAGAAACAGTATTTGCGGGAGAATCGCTATCATCAATACTATCAGTATCGTCAATCTTAATGTTGTTAACAATATCACCGTATACTCTACTTTCAATTAGAGCACTGGCAACCGCAGTTGTTCCACCACCACCAGGAGCAGCGATATTTACTGTTGGTTGAGCGTCATAACCAAGACCACCAATGTAACTGTTAAACGTAATTAAAGTTAGTGTAACAACTTGACCATTTGCGATGGTTGCTACTGCTTTTGCTTCCACGGATGGAGCATTGCCAGCATGGTTAATTGTAACGGTTGGTGCTGATGTGTATCCAGAACCAGCATCAGTAATATTTAATTGATATACAACACCCTGTCTATATTCAGTTGCTTGGATTCTACCACCCGTATTAGAACCAGTGTAGATATCTCCTGTGTTGAATACTAAATTGGAGTCGATTGGGAAACCAACAAACAAACTACTCAGGTCATTGTTTAGAATGAACGAGACATTGTTGTCTTGCTGAATAGCAATGTCACCAGCAAGTGCTCCTTCTAGTGCTAATCTTTCTGCTTGATCGGCAACAGTGAAGACACTAAAAGGTCTGAGTGCTGGAATCTGGTCAATAGAAATTTTACCAGAATCTGTAAGTTCGACTAGTGCTCTAGGAACAGCGTTTGTGGAATATGGTTTGTTGAGATAAGGACCAAGGTTGTTAGTAATGTAATCCTTAACTGCCTTCTGTGTAGGTAGTTTAGAGTCGGTAGAGTTAGCGCCACCAAGTGTGTTGGATGCATCGAAACCAGTAACAACAACGTCGCCACCTTTCAGTTTCAAGAATTCAACTTCCGAGATCGTAACAGTACCTGTGAAGGTAATAGCACCAGTTCTGTTCTCAATCTTAGCGAACGTACCAACCTTGAAGTCACCAAGTTCGTCAGTACCAGAACAGTAAACACGACCATAGTTCTGTGGTACTTGCTCGTTTGCTTCAATCTTAGTACCACCGTTCTCAGGTAGAGCATTGTAGTTAGTACCAGAACCAGCAAATTCCCAGGTGTGGGAAGAAGAGTTAACAATAGATGGTCTATGTAATCTTAGAGTAACTCCACTAAATTCTGCTAAAGAATTACTTACAATTACTCCAGGGTTATTTACATCTTCAAATTCAGCTGCTCCACCAGAACCACTTTCTAATGTTAGTAATGCTTCAAAAGGAGGACCAACTGTTACTTGTTCTACAGTTTCAACGAAAAATTCAATATCTGGATTGTGATTTTTATATCCGTCAATTTTGACAATGTAATGCTCTAATGGTTCTCTGCCAAGACCACTTACTCTAAATTGAGTTCTATTTGTTCCAGTAGAAGAACTTACACCAACAATTTGACCAACGTCAAAGGTGTATGGATCTTTTCTAAATCCAGTTGCTCTTAAAGCAAATGTACCAAAGTTAGTTGCTGAGTTAGTAACTGACGCATAACCACCAGTTTCACAAAGAATACCATCTTCACAGAAAATAACAAAAACAGATACAAGTTGTGTATATCCATCTTCTACAACTTTGTATCCAGTGCCACCAAATGAAACAATCGTGAATGCCGAAGCAACCATCGACTTACCTTGATTGGGGAACGATGCGCTTCCATCTGGTTCCAAACCAGGGAAAGGACAGTTTGGACTCTTAACTTTAGAACCATCAACTAGAGATCCGCCACCACCTAAGAAAGAAATGATTGAGGAGTTTTGAGTGTATGGAGATGCCTCAATAATTGGGAGATCATCATATACAGCAGTTGGAGTAATTCTATCATTGTTCGCATCATATAACGTTGTTGATGCGTAATTAATAATATTTGTGGTATCATATAGAGTTCCAAATGTTTTTACTGTTCCTCCAGGAGCAGTAGTTCCATCTAAAATATCTTCCAACAGTTCAAAAGATGTTGTGATAGCAGAAGCAACAGTAGCACAATTAGGATCACTTGGATCTGGAAGAATATTCCAATCATCATATCTTGGAATAGAAGATGAATTAGCAGCAAGTGGTTCATAGATAAGAACAACACCATTTGCCAATCCACTAACAAATGTGTGAGCAACACCCTGTACAGAACCAGCATCACCAACGTTAAAAGTAAATGTTGTAGATCCACTGGAAGAACTTACAGAAATAATTTCAAGACTTCTTCCGTTATTTCTATCTTGGAATGTAGGACTTGCCAGATCTCCACCACCATTCGATGAACATGTCCAAGTCATAGCACCTTCTTTAAAGGCAACTCTGTCACTGGTAGTCAATGCTGTTGCTGGATCAGCAATGGTAACAGTTACATCTCCTGTATTTGAGTTGTAAGTAGCATTAGTTGCTGTGGCAAGCACAGGAGCTGAAGCAGCTGTTCCATCAGTCCAATTACGCATTGCGTCAATAGCGTAATCTTTAACTTTACCAAAGGCATAGATTGTAGCAGCAACTTCATTTGCTGGAAGACCTGTAAGTTCTGTACCAGTATAATAAGATTCAGCGGCAGTAACAATTCCAGCATTACCACCTAGAACTAAATCTCGAATTACATTGGTTAAAATTATGTTACTATCTCTTCTACACTTATATTCTCCTAGAACTCCTAAAGATAATGAAGGATATGTAATTTGAGCATCTATTAACGCTTGATCAACAATAAGATCTCTGTTTCTTGCGATCAAATATGCAGCATCTAATAATGTTCCCGAAGCATTGTTAGCAAGAACATCAACAAATAAGTATGCTAATGTATCAATTGCTGATTTAACATCAGCACATGCTGTTCCATCAGATGCTGATCCATCCGCATTTACACCAGCAGTAGTTGTAATTACAGTATCATCAAAATATCTTGCTACACCTGTTGCATACTTAGGAACATAAATGGGTTCTGTTACAAGTCCTGTTCCTACTCTCCAATTTCTCATGGCAAGGATACACAATTGTCTTGTGTATTCAATTGCTCTTACTGTTTGAATAATTTCTTTATCAACAAAGTCAATTTGATTTCCAACAATATATCTCTTTGCTGCTTCAATAACATTATCATTACTTCCGTATTCCAAATCCATTAACAGGGAATGGATAATAATCTTAAGGTCTCTAGTACACTTATAATCACCAATTGGAATATTAAAACTTGGATATTCTTTCTGTGATGTTACTCCATTAACTGTACAAGAAACTATAATTCCTTCAATTTTTACAGTTTGACCATCTGTAAAGTTTGGAGAACTATTTAATGTAATAGTACCGATGCCACTAATATTACTGTAATCTAGATCTGTTACCGTAAAAGTTTGACCTCCATAAGAAACAGTTCCTCCACTTACGTAAGTATGTACAAAATTGTTTGGAGTTGTATATACTTGGAAAGTATTAGCATTAGTATTTACAGCAGATACTTCAAAATACTCTTTTGCAAATTCTTTATTGACTTGACCTACTACTTCTGCCGCAATAAAATCTGCGTTATTTCTAATTAAGTTACAAGCATCTTGATATCTTCTCGCAACATAGTTTGCTCTCTCAAATTTATTTGGGGAGTTTAGAAGTGTAAGGGTAACGTAATCGGCATAGTGGGAGACAGATGCTGATACTGGTACGTAATTAGCATTTGAATATGTAGTTTTCTTTGGAATTACAAATCTTCTAGAACGACCATCAGCATCTTCTAAGACCTTATAAATTCTTTGTTTTCCATTTAAGAAAGAAAGATCTGGGTTTGAAGATGGAAGACCACTAATGATAACCTCATCACCGTTTTGGAAATCGTGTATATTATCTCTTCCAAGTAATTCATTTGTGTAGATAACAATACCACCAAGATCTTCGGCATTTCCTTCTGTTTCAGATCCAAAACCATTTTGAGAAACTTCTGCTGTACCTTGTAGTGTAGTATCAATTCTAGCAATTGATAAGGTATTTGTTAGATCCATTCCAGTGGATACAACTTCACCCTCTGCTCGAATAGATTTAAGTCCTACAGCAACAAATTCAAATGTGGTTATGTTTGGAGCAGCACCAATTTCATATTCAAAAGTTTCTCCAAGGTTAAACGAACCACTGACAATATCAATTTCTATAGAACCATTTACAAAAGCATCTGGTTCATTGGCGTCTGTCTCATCAAAAGTTACTGATGTTACTGTACCAACAGCACCAGTGTTAACACCTCGTACAGTTTCTCCAACTAATAATTGATTTGTTCCTGTGTTAGTTTGGAAAGTAACTCTAATTTTTTCTGGACCAAATATCTGGTGACCAATAGGAAAACTTCTTCCAAAATCACCACCAGCATTTCTATCAAAATAAACTCTTTGCTTGTCGTCGAAGACCATAGCAAAGTCCCAAGTTGCTACAGCATCACCAGCAGAGTTAATTTGATCCCTGAATGTTACACCAATAACGTAGTTTTTATCGCCAAATTTAAAGATGTGTTTGCCAGGATTAGCAGGACGAACAATAACCAAGCGAAGGTTATCACCAACAATCGAACAATCTGGTGGAATAGAAATTGGATTATCTTCTACATAATCACCACCAGCAATAATAACTGTTTCTTTAACTCCAACACTTTCAGAAGCAACCTGACATGCTCTCTTAATTGTTCTTACAGGAGCAGCAGCAGATCTACCATCATTGTTATCACTACCAATAGATTGTGAAACATAGACACGACCACCAACGTCATTCGTTGCTAGGTTGAGGACGTATTCTGTAGTAGCAATTTTATCTGATTTGTCTCCTAACTTTGGAGTAATAGATCTAGGGAAAATTCCAGAATCTCCAGTATCATTATATAAAGGAAGATCTGGATTAATGACTCTAAAACCAATATGCTTTAATGAAGCATCTCCATTGGGTTCGATTCCGTCTATGTGAACTGGACCTACAGTACCAGAAAGACCTGTTTCTAATACTTCATAGATATTTCCTCCGTTATAATAATAATCTCCTTTTTGTAAAACAATATTTGCTGCCCAAGGAGTACCACTATTATTTGCCCAAGTTTTTAAATTTGGTGCTCTAAAGTTTGCATCTGGAGTAATGAAATTATCAATATCCAGGTTTAGAATTTTTGCCGTATCAGAAATGATAGAAGTAGATGTTCTGATAGCACCATTGATGTCAAGTTCAAAATCAACAGTGTCTAGAACAGCAGTAGCAGCAGCACCCGATCCACCACCACCTGTGATAGTTACGGTTGGTGCTGATGTATATCCTGCTCCTTGATTATCAACAACAATAGCAACAACCTGACCGTTGTTAATTAATGCAGAAGCAAGAGCTCTAGTACCAAAAGCAAGATTATTCGGATCTGGATATGATAACTCAACGTTGGGAACGACAGTATATCCAGTACCACCTTGGTTCTCATTTACTGTGATAGACTCAACTTTGTTACCAGTCCTGTTAATACCAAGTCTAGGTAATTTAGTTGATGGATCTAAAAGCGTTCGGAAAACTTCTTTCTCATCAGATCCACTTCCAGATCTAACAATAAAGTTCTCGGAACCTAAGATCTTAGGTTCGGTTCCAGATAAAATCTGTTTATCTACATTAAAATCTAAGCTCATTTTGCTCTATCTGGCAGATGCTTCTTACTCCTTTATTTATCAAGCAGACCAATCAATACTAACAACCTCTGTATATGCTACCCACTTAATAGTATCTGTTGTACCGCCTCTATTTGTGGAATAACTATACTCTCTGGGACCACCAGAACCATATGAAGATACAGACCAATTTTGCCCAGCTGGAATAGCATCTTTTATAGTAGTTTTTAATTCTCCTAAAATTAAAACATTACCATTACCATCCACAGTTGCATTTGTTTCAAATTTTACCGCGTAGTGACCTGTACCAAGAGCATTTACACCAATAACTTTTGTTGTGATAAAATTAATTGTGTTATCATATAAAGTTGATACAGAAACTCCGTCAGTTGTTAAAATTGTATTATTAAGACCACTAGTAATAAAAGAATGTTTAGTTGCGTTAGTAAAATGTTCATTCTGAATAGTCATCGTATTGATGTTCAGAATATTTCTACTATCGTCTAGAACAGTTGTTTCGTTAATTCCAAATCCATACTCAGAATTAAAGGTTTTATTTTCTATTGCCATTGTTATTTCTTAATAGATGTGGAACTTGATGTGATAACAACTACATCACCTACTGTTAAAGTTTGATCCATGGTGTATGAAATTTGTACTTCTCCAGAAGGATCAAACGAAACAGTATAAGTAAACTGTTCTTGACCAGTATTTAGAGAAGCATACTCAGAAATAAAGATATCAGATCCTTTTGCTAACAGTTGAATTTCTGTGGTATGAATATCATTAGTTGTTGTGTTCTCAGCAGTTACAGTTACTTTTGCAGATTTTGAAACTGTTGGGTCGTAAACAACAAAATTAGCAGATTCTGTTGCTCCTCTTGTTAGAGTAAGATCACTTGTAGAAATAACAACATCGTCCAACTCCAAGAATTTTGCTGTATAATCTAAAATTTTTAAATTAGATACAGCATTTGATGTATCAAAAGATCTATTTGCTTTTAATGAACCGTCATCAGATAACGTAAATGATGTATTTGGAGCACCACCAACTTTACCAAAAGCAAATTCTATGTTGTTAAGACCTGTTTCTAATACCGAAGATACACTATTATAAGAATATGATTCTAATGCTCCTAGAGTTAGTGTAGCGTCAAATGTAATATTTGATGCTTTGAATGTTAATGGTTGATAAACAGAACCAACAAAAGTAAATTCTACTCCATTGCCATCATCTAGAGCACCAGTTGTGTGAGTAGGAGGATTACTTCCAGTAGTTCCAGCAACAGTTACTTCATAAATGTATTCACCAGCATATACTTGCTCATTAAGAACAACAGAGATACCATCTTTCCATAATGTTTTACCATCTGTAGCAACAGATTTAATAGTGTTGTTGGTAACTAATTCAATATCAGTTTTGTTAAATCTACTAGTGTTTACCGCATCATTATAGAAATATAAAATATTATCATTAGCACCTACAGTTTTTTCTGCTAGAATATAAGTATTGCCATCAACATCTCTTACACCACCAAGCGAAATAAAATCACTTCCGTTAGATCCCTCATATTGTTGAGTGGAACTATTGTATCTGATAATACCTAAAGTAGAAGCAGAAGGTCTATTGGTAGATGTTCCAACGGGAACTTTAACACCACCAGTTCCAGTTACTCTTAAGAGTTTTGTAGGACCACCAGGAGAAATAGTAACATCTTCTGATGCTTGATTTGAAATGGTAGAATCAACGATAGAAATTTTATCGTTTATATTAATAGACTTAGTTTTTAATGACTCTGAAGTAATTAAACCAGTGTTAGTTTCTAATTTAATTACCTCAGTTTCTGTTACTGTTCCAATAGTAAGTTCAAACGTACTTGTGGGAGTTCCTGGTAACAGTGGGAATGTTAATACATCACCATTAACATAACCAAATCCATTATCAACAATATCTACAACTTGAATTGTTCCCAATGACCCAACAAAAAATTGTGCCGCTAGAGATGGTGCTGAACTTACAGTGCCTGTAGTTGGATCGATTAAATTATTATGATCAAACGTAATTTCATCACCTGGAACATATCCACCAGATCCTTCTGATGATATAGCAATAGCAGAAACTGCACCTCCAGTAATTGTAATATTAGCTGTAGCACCAACACCACTACCATCTGTGGATAGTGGAACATTTACATATTCATTATCTGTATAACCAGCACCTAAAATTCCAACTAAATTTGATACTTGGAAAGTAACATCTGCTGGAGTAGTTGTTCCATCACCAAATACTGTACCAGAAACAGTGATAACATCATTAATAGCATATCCTAAACCTCCCCCAGAACTAACCGCAGTTATTGTAATTGTGAGATCATTAGTAACATCAATACCACCAATACTAGATCCGAGAATAGTAATTGTTTCATTGACAACATAATTTTGACCACTATTAACCAATGTAACTGTTGCTGCTCCAGAAATATTTCTAGAAACATTAAACGTTGCTCCAGATCCTGAACCAGAAGAAGTTCCAGAAACTCCAGAATATGAGGTCAGTGAATCTGCGGCAATAGTATTAACGGAACTTGTGAAATTTGTAAGTTCTCCAGTTACTACAGAAACACTAGATACAGCACCTGTACCATCAATTACAACATTAAATTTAGCATCGATACCAGAACCATTCGTTGTATATGTTACTTTATTATAAGTACCTACTAACCTTAATGGATCTACAGATGTGGTAATAGTTCCGAGTGTGGCAATTTTTCCTATTGGAACTGAAAACGCGATAGTAATATCAGCATCTAATCCATCACCAGTACCACCAGAACTAGCAACACCACTGTATGATCCTGGTGTATATTCTGCTCCAGGAGATGAAATTGTTGTAGCAGTAATTTCTCTCTTATAAGTTACAAAGTCTCTAAACGAGGAAGACTGTATTGGTTCAAATCTAACTAGTTCTCCAGATTGTCCAGTTACAGAAATAGATTTGTTTGTAGAATTAGCAGATAATCCAATTCTTTCATAACCCTCAAATGTGTAAACAGGAGATGATACTACTCCAGTTGTTGGTGCGATGTATTTTCCAGAAACGATAGCACTTCCACTAACGTCTAGTGCTTGAGTTCCAATCGCGCCACCAATTGAGACATATGCTCCTGAATCGGAAGCAAGTTTTACATTACCATCAATTGAAACTGATCCATCTACTTCAAAATCTTCGACTAAAGGAGTTACTGATGGATCTCTATTGATAGAAATTTTATTATTGGTAGCGTCAACATAGAGTACCCCACCAAAGGTAGCATCTGATGTAAAGAACAGATCACTATTTGCTGTAAGAGTTCCTTCAATTACTGTATCGCCATTAGCAGCAATAGTAAATAAATCTGGACCTAGGTTAAAAGTTCCACCAGCTGTAATATTGCCTTGTAAATCTGTAGTTCCCGTATTTACAAATCTAGTTGCAGTGGTATTTCCTAATGTAGTTGTGCCATCTTTTAATACAGAAAATGTGCTAGTCTGAGTAACATCAGAAACTGTAATACTTAATCCAGAACCAACTAATGCTGCTTCTCCAGAAACAGTGATTGTTCCTTCTCTATTATCAAAACCACCTTCATCTTTATGAGCAGCACCCTCTGATGTTCCTTCGCCACAGAAATAATATAATGTTGTTGGAGTTGTTGATTTTGGAACAATTGATACAACATTAGTTAGGTATGAATAATCAACTTCTATTCCATTATAAGTCTCTCCATATATGGTTGGGTTTAGTTGAACTTTACCATGAAATCCATCTCGGTTTTCACTGAATCTGAGTGGGTGACCAATATTTGATGCATCAGTTTGATCAAAATTATATCTTACATTTTTTTGAAATGTGAAATCTGGAATGTTAGTATATGTTGTACCGCCATCAAAACTAAAATAATAGTTTAATGCTGCTGTCAGTTCACTAACTTCTGCTTGATTTCCATTACCATCATCTGCTTGTAATCCAGCAGAAAAATTTAAATTAATATCTTTTACAGTTACTGCTTCAACTTGATTGCTTCCATTTAAAAATCTTTTTACAATCTCTTTAGATACACCGTTGTATGTTAAAGTATCACCAACATTAAACCCTGTTGATGGTAAAGTTCCTGTAAATTCTACTAATTGTGAATCTAGAATTTTTACAAGATATGTAACTGTGTTTACTAATTCACTGGATGGAACATCAATAGAATCACCAACTTTATAGTTATCACCACCATCAGTGATGGTAACATCAGTAATAATTCCTACCCCAGTAACATTAAATGAGAATCCAGATGGACTATTAACAGGAGGTCCACCATTACTTTGTACGTCTGATGGTAAAATGAATAATGTATCTCCTGCTTGATAATTACCATCGCCACCATCAGTAATTTCTACACTAGTTACTTCTCCACCACCAGTTAGAGTAAATTCAAATCCAGTAACACCACCAATATCTGCTGGATTAACACTTAATACATCTCCTGTTTTGTATCCATTACCAAATGCTCCAGTATTAAATCCTTGTTCAAAGAAAACACCAATAACACCAACATCTGGACCAATTTGAGCTACTGTAATTTCGGCAGCAACCGCGCCAGAACCACTACTAGATACGTTTGTTAGTGAAACATTATTATATGTGTTGGCAGTTCCATTAGATCCAGCTGCTGTAATATTACCACCCATAGTGGCGATTTCTAGAGTTGCTTCTGCTCCAGAACCATTACCACCTTGTAGAGGAACTTGAGTATATGTTCCTCCCTCATATCCACCGCCAGATTGGAATGTTCCTTCCATGCTAACGATTACTGATGCTTGTGCTCCAGCTCCGTTACCACCAGTAATTCTTGCTTTCGGATATGCTCCAACATTATATCCAGAACCACCACTACCAATTGTGACTGTATTAATTGGAGTTGATAAATTTTGAATTTTTTGTAATAATGTAAGAGAATCCTTTTCAAAAGAAGCAATCGAGTTTCCTTCTGCTCCAATAAACAGTTGTTTTCCAACTCCCGTTCTGTATATACCTACATCAGCTGCGTTTGTAAAAAACAGAGATGGTTGATCAACAGTACCATCAGAAAGGCTGAAAGCACCTTCCCCAGTAGCAACGGATAAATCAAATATATCTTGACCTATCGTGTTGATAACTTGCCTTTGTCTTTCAAAGGTGTCTGTTTTAGCAACGAATCTAAGAACTGCCATTTCGTACTATCTCTTTAAGGAGCTGTTTAATTTCAGATATTTCTTCCTTCAAGTTATTTATGTCTTCTATGGCAGCACTAAGATTTTTAGATTTTCTTCGTGCTTCTAACGCGGAAGCATCATTGTTAATGATAGCTCCCGTGCCAGAGTCTCTTACAAGACCATCATGACCTTTTACTTTTATAAAACTCATCAGAAAGAAGCAACAGCACGAATATCTTGAACCTTAGGAACAAATGCAGGATCAACTCCCTTCATGACAATCTTAATAGCAAAAGATGAAAACTCAGGTAAATCAGATACACTATATCTGATATCTTGATAAGAGGATTGTTTTTCTAGTACAGAAGAAATGGTATTTTCTGGAGTAGCAATCTCTAATGAATCTGGTTGACCATTTTCATTAAAGTAAATCCAGTTGATATCATCAAAATTTTCTTGACTGGAAGATCTCTTAAATTTGTAAAGAACTTGGACATCATTAATGTCTTTTGCATTTACAGTCAACTGAAGATTAATTGATGTTCCTGGATTGCTAATAGCAACTTCTTTAGTAACGTATTTTGCTACAGAAGAACTATTTTTGGATGTGTTATCAGAAACATATGTAATTCCATTTGCGTAATCAATTGATTTAATTTCTAAGAAACTTGCTTCATCATCTGGTTGATTTGGATACTTAAGGATATCTCCTACTCTAAAGATATCAGCAAGTTGATCGTTGACAACTGAGTTTCTATTGAATACGAAATTGTCAATAATCCTACTAGTAAAATCATCTAGAATTGGTTGAGTATCATTTCTAACCTCTAGTTGTTGAGTTTTATCATCCCAAATTACTGCGCTTCCAGTAATAATATTATCATAAGATTCTAAAATCGTTGATGGATTTCTAGCAGTCATAGTTGCAGCATCTGGAATATCAATTAAAGTTTCAATTGGGTTTGTGTCAACTTTAGCAGCTGGTACAATTACTCCATTTTCTGTTTCAACTAATGTTGGTTGATTTCCTAATGTAAGTCTTTCTCCTCTCTTAAAGAATTGAGTAGTTTTTAACCTAACAAATACTGTCGAACCTTCTACTTTAGCGATAGTACCAACTGCTTTTGAAGTATACCCTTCAATTGCTTGATTGTCTTGAATTTGTGTTCCACTAGTATTTCCAATGTTAAACTTATAGATTGGGAAGAACTTAATAATTTGATCTCTTCTTCCATATCTGTTCTCTTGACCAGAAGCAGATTCAATTCTATTAGAAACAGTTTTAACACTTGCTGTGGAAAGATCAATTACAGGAGACAAATATGAAACCGTAGACGACAGTGATAACTTATAAGTTAATGATGTAACATTGTTTAGAGTTTCATTAATATCAGAAGCAATAAATTTTTGATTGGTAAAGAAATGTGGTTCATTCAAGAAAGTTTTTTCATAGTCACTTTGTGAATATGAAGTATAGTTTATCGTGGTGGAATCTACAGGAACAACATTAGTTGTTTTGACCATTGACTCTAATTTAGTGCCAGTGAAGGACAAATATTGAATCTGTGGATATAAAGTTTCATACTTCCTATTGTAGGTAGCATAGATTTTTTCACCACCACCGTCAACATTTCCAGAAGCAGCGATAGATGACGTAATATTGTAAGTATCAATGCCACTATTCGTAATTTGGAAAAGAGTGTTGTTGAGGACATCTGCCGTAACACCACCTGTTTCTAATGCTCCTTTATAGAAAACATATGATAGACCAGAAGTTTCAAATCCATTATCTCTATGAGATACTTGAACAATATTATTATTATTTCTGAACAGTCTAGATGTTGCATTAGTATTTGCGGTAGCATTAGTGGTAAATGGGTTCTTGGGAAGAAGTTCGTATCCAAGAGACTCATTAGTCAATAAAAGTTCAGCAGTCTTACTGATATCAAATTCTGCTCTGTATAAAGAGAACTTGACATCTTCAAAAATATCTTCGGTCCAGTTGTCTACATTTTGCGATCTATAAACAGATCCTAGTGATGGTTGTGTTGTAATTACGGTGCTTGTTGCAACGTCAACTTCTCCAAGTCTTGATACCCACAGTTCATAATCTGTGGAATCTGTCTCAATTGCCATAGCATATTCGGTGTCATTCTGTAAATATACAGGATGATCGAATTCAAAGTGAGTAGGAACAGTAGAATCTGTAAGACCCTCCTGATCGACCGCTACACCCATTCTAACTGCTGGACTATCAATCTCTATCTCTGTCTCAATTACACATCCTCCAGCACCGTTACCGATGCCTTTGATGACCACAGAAGGTGGTTCTGTGTATCCAAATCCATTTAGACTAATTTCAGTATTATAAATCTTACCATCCGAAACTTCTACGCTAGCGGTAGCAACAGAACCACCAGGAAGTTGTGGACTTTCTATAGTTAAAATAGCATTATTATAATTTTGTCCAGGATTAGTAATTCTAATTTCTGAAACTTTACCACTATCTTTAGCAATAGTTACAATACCAGATTCTCCTTCAGTATTATTTCTGAGAGTTACTGATGGAATTGATAATGTTTCATTTTGATTGAAAGAACGACCATTATGGTTACTAAGAACCATAGTGTAAACCTGCTCGTTTGTTAATAAGAATCTTCCAGATGAAGATGGAACTAAATCAACACCATTTTTGTCGATGATTTTCTCAATGGGACCACTAGCAGCAGATGTTGTTCCAGTTACTTTTTCTCCCCTAGTAACATATACGTTTGCGTTAGTAAAGAACTTAATGTATGATAGTGGTGATATAACTTTCTCTGTTCCAGGAATAATATTCTTACCAGGTTTATCTGATTCAACATTAGTTAAGTAAATTTTGACGGGAACTTTACTACTCTTAGAACTGAAGTATAGATCAATACCAGTAGTAAATACTCCACCATCATAATTTTCAATTTTAAATGTTTGAGCAAGTGGATTTGGTCTTACTGGGTTATCAGTATTACTATCCACAAACTGTACACCCTCATTTGCTTTAAAGAATGATGGTTTTGTGGAAATAATACTTACTGGATTTTCTGGTAAAATACCAACAGCATAATACTTGACTTCAGCATAAGTATCTACTGTTAGTTTGTCAGCATCATTAGAACTAGATGTAAATCTAAAGGTTTTTATTCCTGTAGTTACTCTTACTTCTTCTGAATCTGTGTCATAATCAACAGTATCTACATCTCCACCCCAAGTAGCATTTTGTCTAGGAGCAAATCCTGCTGGTAGGAGAATAAGACCACTAGCATTGCCGTCATCATCTGTGGTAACAGTTCCATTAAATGCCGACAAAGAATTTCCAGCAATTCCAGTAAATCTAAGATCTGGATTAACCCAACGACTAATATCTCTTCCTTCTAAGAAAACAGAAATTCTAGTATTTGGTTTTAACCTTCTAACTACAAATTTGACTGGTTGACTTCTAGCGAAGAATTGTACACCATTGGATACTACGTTGCCTCTTATTGTAGAAGATTGAACACCTTTAGCAACATCATTATTTTGTGGACTAATATTAGATGAAGATGCAGTAGAAGCATTGCTTACTGAAGATTGAACATCTAAAGAATTTACTTGTCCTAGTGAATTAATAGATGTAAATGATGGAGACGAACCAACCCAATTAGTAATAAATGAATTGAATAAACTTGAGAAACTTTCTCTAACATCTTGCTTAGCAATAAAGATCTTGTAGAGATCAGTATTGGTATCTACAACTAATGGTTCCGTGGATTGATCATACCATTGATCAATACTTGGTGATAACGCAGCATCGCCAACATACTGAAGAACTACAAATGGATTTGGATTTAGTGTTTTAGAAGCAAAATTATTTCCTAAAAGATTTAAACTGGTGTATGGAAGGGTGACAATATCACCAGATTTTTTGTATCCAGAAACAAATCTCTGATCTTCTCTTTTATTAACCTCTTTGAGGAAAAGTGAATCTTCTTTAGACTGTGGACGCATTACAGATTGTTGGGAATCGATAGCACACTGATAATCTAAAGATACGAGACTTCCAGATCTATGTGCTTCAAAGTTATCAACTAAGAAACCAGACTTAAATCTATCAAGACCAATTTCATCTTTAACTTGCATATTAAGAGCTTGTTGCTCTAGAATACTAAGAGTGGTATAATATTCAAGTCTTTCAATGCGTTTTTCTAACTTACCAATATCACGCATCGTATAACGACGATTGTCAACAGAGGTAATTCTTACATCTTTACTTGTTTGTGTATAAGCAGGAATGTAAGCATAGAATAGAGGAATAGCATCATCAATTGGATCTGGTTTTGTTGGATTTAGTGAAGAGTTTCCTTCTTTAACAATAAAGTTTCCATTTTTATTTAAGAAAACGCCATCTATTCTATCAAGATATTGTACTTGACTAAATGACAGTGTATACTCTAGATTGGTATCTGGCGCTGGAGTAGCAGCAATAACTGATCCAGCACCAGCAAAACTACCAATACTATTTGCTAATGAAGATTCGTTTTGGAATCCAGAAATTGTAGTAGCAGAATCTACTTTAGGTCTAAAGTCTAATACATTTTTTAGATTTAGAATGCCATGTACAGCAGAGTTAAATGATGGAATTAAGTCTTCTGTTACTCCAGCTTCATGTATGTAACTATCGATGGTACAGAAATCTCCTTGAGATTGTTCAAAGTAATCAAAAGCAATTACAAGTTGTCCAGAGGTTTGTTCTTTTCCTGGTTTCAATACAATCCTAGAAACGTCATATACAGTATCTCTTTGTCCATTATCAAATGTAAATCTATCAGTTACATCTATACCAGAAATTAAATTACCTGAAGTATCTACAGATGGTGGTTGAGTAGCACTTCCTTCATATACGTATCTTAGTCTATACGCATCAGAATATGAAATAGTTTCTACTACATCGCTATCATAATCTGTTCCTCTAAATGGAATTACACGATCTCCAGACGAAGTAACAACAATCCTTTTATTTTCAATAGATGTTTTTAATCTAGGTTTAGCATTTAGAACTTCTAGTGTTGCTGATAGTTTTAGTTTGGGGAACGTTCCGTTTGTTGGAATAATACCAAAGTATGTTGATGGTAAGTTCAAACTAATACTGCCAGAAGTCAATCCACTGGCAGTATCAGTTGACGATGAAATTACTACGTTATCTTTATCAATGTAAATAATATCACCTTTAGTAATGTTGGAAGCATCGCCAGGATCTAAAACTGTAATGATATAATTTTCTTCATTAAATGTGGAAAATCTTTGTGTTCCAAATGGTAACTGAGCAGCAAATGTAATTGTACCACCTGATGTGGATGCTGTAGTTACAAAATCTCTACGGAAGAAATACTTAATTTTAGTTTCTTCTGGTGTATCAGCTACTTTTTTAATCTGACTACTTCCCGTGGGGAACAGAAGAGTTCCTTGACTAGAATTATCAACTCTAGGACGCAATCTAACAATACTAGTATTAGTAACGTTTCCAGGAAGAACAGTATCTAGATATACTCGTGACTTAGAAGATCCTTGTCTGACAGTAGCAAGTTGTACAACAGCACGAACAAGTGTGTTGTCTTCATCTGAGAATTGAATGACATCACCCTGTTGTAATAGAAGACTTGCGTCAGCACTAAAACTAGTAGATTCAATGAAATTATATCCCTTGGATCCAAAGAAAGTAAAACTAGTTACAGATTTAATTTCTGCAAATGCTTGATCATCTGTTACCAAATCAGCAGTAAAGATATTAGCATTTCCAGAACCATACTGAGCAGATAAAGATTTTACATTCTGGGGGTTGTATGTAGTTACAGCATTCCTAACCAATACTGGTAAAATAACAGCAGTAATACTTGGGTTAGCGGCACCATCTGGTTGTTTAATACTTACTGATGGTGGTTGTGCATACTCTGTAGAAAGCGCAGATTTGTTGTTAATTTGTACAGCATAGAAAGAACCATTTGTTAAACGAATAGCTTCTGCTGCTGCAGCATCATATTCAACACCATTAATTACGAGAGTCGAATTATCAGCATATCCAAGTCCTCTATTTGCTACAATAAAATGTGAAATAGTATTATCTTTAGCAATTCTATTTGTTACGCCATCTTCGTCTCTGATAGACTCTCCAGAAACAAATTTTCCTGATAGGGTTTTTACAAATAAAATTTTTCCAATGGAATATACACCAGAAGGCGCACCTTCAACAACACCATAAGCACCACTAGTTAAACCAGTAACATACTTACCAATACCGAAACTATTATTGGTAGGAGTTACTTCTAGAAGTAATTTGGTGAAAAATTGTGGATCAAAATATGACAATCCAAAAATAGCATTATATGTGTCTCCACCACCTGCTAGTCTACCTTTAGATATAACAATATCAGAATCAGAATTAAAACCAAGACCTCTTTGCTTTAGGAAAAAATTACTTGGTTTTGCTCTACCAATTAATGGAGTAATAGTTTCACTATAATCAATAATAAATCCCAACTCATTTGAATCTGTAGCAGCATCTGCTTCAGATAAGAAAATATTTCTTTGATAGTTGGTGTCTCCTGGATCATACTCAAGGAGAAGTAGATCAATATCATCTTTATCTCCAACAACTGTAAGTTCTAAAAATAGAACCTGATCATTGGCGTTTAGCAGAGGTTTGTTTACTTTAGCATAAGATAGAGACTTGAGTTTGCCTGTTGTGAGAGCATTACCAGCATCATCTCTAGTTTTGATAAAATAAAGTTCTGATAAATTTGAAAAATTACCGTCTGAAATTGACGCTAAAGTTGTAGTGGTATTTGTTACATCGATTGTAATGGTTTTAATACCATCATTACTAGTTAATGTAGTTCCTCTTTTATCTAAAGTTTGTCTGTGGTCAGTTGATAACTCTGTGCCACTAAGACCTATAGAACCATCATTATAAGTTGCGAATAAGTTAACATATGGATAAGCGGTTAAATCTCCACCTTCCTTATTCAAAGGAACACTACCATATGTGTTAGTAATATTAAAAGTTGGAAGACCTTTTGTTTTTAGAGTAACATTATCGCTTGAAAGCGACTCTCTCGCTTTGTTAATTTCTAGATACTTTGTCTCTTTGTTGACAATCTCATATCCTCTGATATATGCTTTACCTGGTCCAATACCAGCAAGCATTTTTCTACTTGCTTCAGACTCTGTTAAACCATTAAATGATCCGAATTCGTCAACTTTATAGAATCCACCATTTTTATCTTTCTGTGCATATTCTCTAATATCTACAGAAAAATCATTTACAATATAATCTCCACTCTCATCAAAAGTTCTTCTAGCAAGAGTCTGCTCAATTAGACTATAGTTTGTAGGAGATACTTTCTTTTGAACAGCACCTTTATATACTGTGATAAGTTGAATGAAATTTTTGTCAGTTGTTTCTGACAATTCAAATTTTTTAATAGTTAAACTAATTTTTAGTCTATGTGCTCCAGGAGCAGAATAGTTTGAAGATCCAATTGAGTTATCATATAAAGAAGCATCCTCTTCTGGAGTTACAATGTCTTCTTTAATAGTAAATCCAACTTTTGCTGATGGATTATCATAGTAATCATCAATTACTAATAGTTGTTTATCGTTACGAACAAAGTATCCATTAACAAAGTAAATACCTTCTTCCACTTTTACAGCAGAAGCATATCCCATGGCAGGACTTTCTAGAGACGTAACTTCTCCTGTATCTGGATTTTTAACTTCGATACTAGTTGGAAGAACACTACCGTCAGTTCCAACAACTAAAAGTGGAGTGTTGACACCATCAACTACTTCTAGTGTCTCACCTTGACGGAAAGTTGTATCTAAGTTAGAATCACCACTGCTAAGGTAGTTTACGTATACCGTATCGGCAGTAGATTCTGTCGCTAGTTTTGTTTCTAAAACAGTAGCAACAACACCAGAACTTAAACCTCTGATTTCTAGACCAATTAATTGACTGATATCATACTTTTTATATACGATATCATCTCCCTCTGAAACAGCAACTTCAGATACTGAGGATAACTTAACGTAATCTAACTTTGTGTTAAGACCCACTTCCCCAGGAACAACTAAGTCTCCCTGTTTGAAAGCATACTTACCAAAAGATTCAACTTGATTCTGTAGAATCGATTGGATCTGTGTTAGTTCTCTACCTTGAATAGAGTACCCAGGACGGAATAGAATCTTATAAAAATTCTTATTCGCGTCAAAGTCCTCGTAGTAAGGATTTACATTTAAGTTAGTCTTTTGTGGCATCGTTTTCCGCCAAATACTAGCATTCTTTGTCCTTAGTATTTATAGAGATAAAAAAAATCCCCCGATCTCTCGGGGGACTTAATTAATCTATTTTTATTAGAATTCGATAACTAATTTGATATCTTCAATTTGGTCAGGAGCACGGGTGATGAGACGACGATTTTCCTGATAGATGATATCACCAGAGTTGTTTTCAATTTCTGGAGTAGCAAGACCAGAAGAGAAAGTTGAACCGAGTAGAGACTGAGAATAGGTAGTATCTACATTACCAGAAGCAGCAGAACCAACACCACTAATTGCGTTTGATCCATTGCTTTCAAATGCTCTTACAACACCTTGATCAGTGTGAGCATCATTAGTCTGGATGTACTTAAGAACTCCAGCAGTTGTTGAACCACTATCAAGAGTCCATGAAACAACAGTTCCTTTTGCAGTACCGTCAGTTACAGTCTGACTGATGGTTTCATCAGGAATGAAATCTGCTGTAGCACCAGTAATCTTAACTGCTCTTAAACCAGAACGAGTGTCATCAGTTGCAAATGTTGTTGTACCCCAGTTGTATGGATCTTTAATGATTCCAATACGACGGAAGTCATTGTCAACTGGGAAATCACCAGAACCTTCAGCATAAGTTAAGCGGATGTTAGTCATCACACGCTTACCATTAAGTTCTACTTCATGATCCGAACCATGACCACCTTGAGGTGGCATCACAACTTCGATAGAACCAATTCCGTTAGCAGGAGTAGTAACTGCTGTACTTAAACTAGCGTCAGAGAAGAGGTTGCCGTTACCAAGAAGAACGTTGGCATATGTATAACCCGATCCACGGTTTTGTACAGATGCTGATGTAATAGTTCCAGAACCATTAGTAGCAAACATAATAACACCATTAGTTCCGTCACCTTTAATGCCAGTGTACAGAGTTTGCGATGCAGGTAAATTAGAACCACCATCTTCAATTAGAGCGACATCAATCGCACCAGCAACAGCAGATCCAGTAACAGCAGTACGAGAGTTGTTGGAGGGAAGAACAATTGGCATGAAATCCGAAGATAGGAATCTTAGGACATCATCAGTTGGCATGGTGTACATATACTTCCAGATGTATCCAGCACCAGAAGTCTCTGTGTAGAGACCAGTGGAAGAAGCATAGTTACCACCAGAAGTTTTTGGTTCTTCAGTTGCGTTTTGACCAGATGGGTTAGCAATATTCTCCCCATTATAAAGGCACTTGAATACTTCATAATCAGAGTTCATTACATAGAACTTAGCATCAGCAATAGCAGACTGACCTGTTGCAGTTGATTTGCCAACCTGACCACCACCAGCAGGGGTAGCAGAGTAATCAGGTTTCCACATGTCAAACTTAGGATTCGCAACTAGATCCCAGTTATAACGGCGAATAACTGTTCTAGCAAAAGAATCAGTAATACGCTTAGCAGCGATCAATTCATCATATACATTAATCTTTTCTCTTTGGTTATCAAGAGGTAGAGGTGGAACATCCTCAGTAGCGTAGCGGTAGACACCTACCTTAGCAGTTGCTGCTGTGTCGGAAGATCCAGCGTTGGCAGTTTCTTTTAGATCTTGTCCTAGAGTTGGAGTGGAGTTTGTTCCGTTGCTACCAAAAACGTCGGTTAGGAGAAGGGCACTATCATAAACTTCGGCAACTGTGGCACGGAATGTTGTGGAACCGTAAGTACCAACGTAAACCTCGTTACCTACAGTAAAATTAGTAGAAGAATTTGAATACACTTCTAGATATGCTTTCCAAGGTTGGGGACGCCCAACAAAGAAGTACATTCTAGTGCGCTCAGCACTTGTTTCGCTTGGACCTTCCGTCAAGGATTCTAGGAATTGTTTCGCGTTAAAAATACGAAACTTATCAGAAATAATAGCAGCCATGGGTTTCTTTATCCGACGTTGTGATTTGTGCCTGAGTTATTTATATTTATACCGATATTTATTACTTTATAAACGGTACAATTTCAGCATTTAGTGTGATGTTTGCTGGTCCACTAACAACAGTACATCCTTCAAATGAAGTAGATGTTTTACTGGTGTATTTAATTAAAGTTCCATCACTTGTAAATAAATGACCTTCTGATGGGAAGAAAGTAGTTTTTTGTACGTTTACTGTCCCAACAGAAATTGATTGAGAACCAGCAGATATAGAAACTGGATTCTGTATAGATGGTGGAGTTAATGTAAGTTTGTCTCCAGCAAGTGTGAAAGTAGAATCTTTTCTTAGTTCAAAATCACGAATGCCTAACGCGGGGAAATATGTCTCCAATTCGGCAAGAGTCATTGCTGAAACATTACAAGCACCATCATCAAATATACCATCAAAGTGACTAATGGTGTGACCAGCATTTGTTGTGGTATAATCTCCAATATAGAATACGCTATTCTGGAATACCTGGTTTCTGGCGTAGATAATAGTTCCATCACGTTGTACAACACCATAATCATCAAGTAGATCTACAAGACCATTCAATCTAGTTTGAACTGGATCGTTAATAAGTACACTTTCTTGATAACCATCAATTACTCCACTTGGAGGTGGAATTCTAAGGAATTCTAACTTATCTTTTCTTGGGGATAGATCCTGAACTTCAATTTGATATTCAGTTTCTCTCTGGGTTATGCCAACAGCAGCACCACCTTTTACAGTAACAAGTTGAGACTCAGATTCAACAACCGCAACACCAGCGTATGCGATAGATACTGGATCTGGAATCTGTCTCAGGAACGTTCCAGCATTCCAATTCTGATCTGTGGTATTCTTTTGTCCTCTTTGTACGCTTAAGAAACGATCATTGATCTTACGTAGATACCTGACAATTTCTGTACCGATTAATAAGTAACCATTTGTACTAAATTTGTCTGTATTTCCAACGTAAATGATAGTATCACCAGCATCCAAAGGAGCATCCAAGAATGCACCAACCTGGTAGTAGTTAATATTAGATAGAGCAGTGTTCTGAATAACATCTGGGTTGATACCAGATGTTATCTCTCTACTTACTGTAGAAATAGAATTTGTAGTAAGAATACTATTAATCTTGACCGAAAGAATCGTTTGATTATCCTGGATCCGTAATGCTCCACCTTCACCCTCAATCTCAACAGGTTCTGGTTCAATATAAACAATTTGAGCACCGTCTGGTTGATCAGTGCCAACTGGCATAGTTGAATTTCCATCAACTACATTAAGTTCTCCTGTTTGAACTATTGAGATGATATCTCTATCAGAATCAACTGGACTATCAAATAGAACTGAAGTAAATGTATTGATACCTTCAATTTGATTACCAAGAACAGAAATTTCTGATACTACAGTTACTCCTACACTTTCTTTAATATTAATTGAAGCATTAATTAAAGAAACACCAATATCAGTTTCTTTGAATATCTTATATCTTCTAGCAACAACTACTTTTGGTGCTTTGGTATAACCAGAACCACCAGAAATTAATTCAACACTGATTACTTGTCCCTTACTAACAATAACTGCTGCTCTAGCACCACCACCTTCTCCATTTTCTGGAATGAAGTTAATTACAGGTGGGGTATAGTATTGATATGCAGTTGGTTGTGTAATAGGATCATAACTACGTTTGTTCCAATCAAGTTTTACAACAGAACCATTTTCAATGGTAGCAACAATAGAAAGACCTTCACCTCTAGTAACACCATTGTATGCTTCAACTTCAACTTGACCAAAGAAATTATTTGATAACTGTTCTTGTGGTCTTTGTTCTTTAGCAACTAAATCTGATGGAAGTTCTTTTACTCGTCTAAAACTATCTTCTCCATCAACCTTAATTAAAGTATTATTTGATAAGTTTATAAAAGGATTTTTGTATGTCTTTCTTAAAAGTGTACCGCGCCATGTTTCACTTCCTCTTACGAGAATTCTGTTGTCAGCATCAGTTTCGTATGTTATACTAGACCCAGAGGAATCTAATCCAACAATAGTATACACACTTTCATATCTTCCAACAACAGCAAAGTAAACATCTCTACCTTGAATTATCTCACACTTGTTTCCAAATATACGGAAATTTAATGTGTTTCCATTACTAGAGATATCATAAACTTCACCAATTACATTGTATGTGGTGGAATTTCCATATTGATATGCTTGAATTCTATCTCCTCTTCTAATACCCATCCAGTTCCTACTCAAGAACTCAGGGATACCAAATGTAGTTTGTAGAGAAACTGTACCATTAGCATAGTAGTTATCTACATTGAAATCATACAGATTTAAAATTTGTCCGACATTTCTACCATATAGGTATCTCATGTCAACATTCATTTGTTCTGTAATTGGGAAGTTAAAGAAAATGTTTGGACCAGACACAGTGTATGATTCACCACTTTTCTGAAGCACTCCATCGATGAATACTAAGAAATAAGCAGGTTCTTCAATATTGGCAACAGTTAAATCTTCTAAATCTAAAATTAAGAAAGGACCAGTTCTAACATTGTTAATTAAATTCTTATCAAGAGTCATTCTCTTGTAATTACCAACACCAGTACCTACAACTTTTTCAACTGCAGTTGGTTCTCCTAGAGTTCTTGCTCCAGCATATTGATCCCAGATAGGAGCAACATCAAATACTAATTTGTTGGGAACTACAGTTCTGTCAATGTAATATGAGTCATCACCTGGATATGAAGCATTGTACTTAGTTTCTTGTAGTACAGCGTTTAATGATAGTAAGAAATTTTCATCAGGTTCTGTAACAACTGAAGAACCATCTTGCCAATATAATTCAAATTCTTTAGTCTCACCATCAATGTAATCTGGTAGTGCCCTAGCAACTTCCAACTCATTTAAAATATCATCCAGATTATTGTATAGAGAATTTACAGACGAAATTACATCTGCACATTCTGAGTCTGGGATTAATGGATCTGGTAAAATGTTGTAATTTGAATATGTAAGAGTAGCAGACCAATAACCAGATTTGTTTGGATTGATATTTACAACTTCTACTACACCAGTTCCTTTAGCAATAATATCTTTAACAATGCTGATCATTGTGTCGATAGATGACTCAACTTCAGCGCAAACTGGGAAATCAGTATCAGTAAAAACTGTATTATCAGTATATGGATTTATGTTAGTATAAGTTCCCGTTCCCAAAGTATTTCGCATTGCGAGAACCATGAGATCCTTTAATCTATCCCATGCTGCATTTGCTGCTGTAATTTCCAATCCATTTAGATAAGTTAATTCTTCTCCATAAGGATATCCACGATTGGTATAATACAATTGAGCGAATTCAACTAATTTAGCATTTCCACCAAATCTCAAATGGTAGACAACATTATCAACTAGAATTCCAATATCTCTAGCACACTTTGCTTTATCCGATGATGGTAGAGCATAGTTAGCATATACAAATTCACTTACTTCTTCTTGTAAATATGCTTTATTGTTGTTAATTAGATTTGAAGCATCGTAGTAAGTTCCATTATTGATTCCACTAAAGTAGAATGTAGCACTGTCAGTAGAAGCGAATGATGTAGGAACTTGTACTGTATCTCCTGGATTTACAGAATATTGATTTCCTGGCAATACGGCACCTGTACTAGATGGTAAAACTTCATTGCCACTGGTAGTTCCATTCAAATATGTAACTCCTGCTGATGCACCGCCACCACCACCAGCATTTGCTAAAGCTGGTTTTGAAAGTGTTAATTTTGTTTTACTATCAATAGAAACAACAATAGTATTTGGACTAAATGCTTTTCCAGCACTGATAGTCATGCCAATAGCAATCCTATCGGTATCAGCTACTCTAACTTCAGTAGAACCTTGGAAGAAAACAACTGATTGCTCTACATAATCCCAATTAATAATTGCTAGGTTTGCTAAATTTGTAGCATATCTGAAAATAGACAGAGACTCTGTTTTGTTGTCGGTAATATACTTAGAACCATTAGCAAAAATGTTAGCATAATCAATAACTTTACTATTTCCACCAAATCTCAAATCATGTTGATAAGCATCAAGAATATAACCAATATCCAGTGTATAATCATCTAGTTTTGTGCTCCAATCTAAAGAACTGTAATACTGTTTTCCATATCCAATAGATTCTTCAATAATAAACTGTCTATTCCTATCAATCTGATTAGCAGCATCTATCCATGTGCCACCTCTCTGGAAAATATTTCTAAGTTTCTTAATGTATCGAGTGTTATACTGATTATCTTTGAAGTAGAAATGTCTGCCAACAAATTTTGTTCCATTATATGGAGATACATCAGTAAGACTATTTCCAGTTAATTTTGTTCCTGAACCTAATGGAGGTGCGCTAAAAACAATAGTATCACCACTTACTGTATATGCTACCCCAGGTTCCTGTAAGATACCATCAAGAGTAACAATTAAACTTTCGGCACTAATAGGAGTGAAAGGAGATCCTGTGTTATCCAATACTTGGAAAACAGTTGTACCTTGTAACCTACCATCAGTATCAAAATATCCATCAAAAGGAGCAGAGAGTGTAAATTCAAATGCACGAGTCTCATTGAAATTAAACTCTGATGTAGCAGCAGATCCTTGACCATCGCGTATTCTGGTGTTTTCAATAGACTGGATAGTTTGAGTTGTTACTTGTTTAGTGCTCTCTACCGTAATTTTGTTTTTCTCTGGATTCCAGAGTTGAATAATTGAGAAACTATCTGCTTTTTTAATAACAGATGGCATCTCAGAATTAGCACTTGTTTCAACATCAACTTGTCCAAATAATTTAAATCCAGCAGGGTGTGTGGTAGACTTGATAAGGTCTCTCCACTGCTCAATAGATGTCTTGGACTTTACAACATATGAATAATCTTGATAGAAGAAACTGTCAGTAAGTTTTTGATTGGATACACCAAGTCTTCCTTTGTCGGAAGTGTAGAATCCAAGATTGTCATACGTTGATGCCGTTGTAGTATTGAATGTAGTAATATACGCTTTTTTAACTACACCAGAAGCACCAGAAATATAACCAATAATAGCAACATTTTCTCTAATAATACCAGTTACTTTTTCGATCTTGAGTAAATTAGAACCATTTCTGTATTCTGATACTACTGCTCTCGAAACTTCTACGCCATTAATTGATTGTGTTAGTAATTCACCTTTTTGATATTGTCCAGAGAAAGATTTTAATGCTAGTGTATACTTTGAAGTAACATCAGATGCTACTGTTTTATCTAAGTGATATCCAGCACCATTATTGATAATCCTAACACTTTGGGGAATGCCAATACTGTTACTCTCTGAATACAAACTAACAGCAGATTCAATAATTTTTATTTGTGGAGCGTAGGTATATCCAAACCCAGGATTATCTACAATTATAGAAAATAACTCACCATTACGCTGAGTTGCTGTAAACTGTGCTCCAGTTCCATCACCGTCTACAATAACAACTTTTGGATTTACATAATTAGATCCAATGTTATCGATATCAATACCAGTAATAATGTTTGTTGCTGTATCAAATAGAACTGTAGCACTTCCTCTAAATGGTTCCGAAGGATCACAACCAATGACAAGAGGAACTTTTTTGTAATTCTGTCCTAAATTTGTGATATTAATATCGTTGATCTCTCCAACAGCAAACTGTCCACTGGTAGTATATGAGATAGAACCAGAACCATCCCATAGTGGTGTTTTGGTAATATTGTATACAAATCTATTTGGAGTTACATAATTGAGTGTTTTTGTTCCTTGTAGTGGATCTGTAATAATTTCAAAGAAAGCACCCTCTGAATTTACAATGCCATTTTTATCAAAGTAATAGAAATTAGAGAAATTTGTTCCTTCTTTATTGTCATAAAGATTTTGTGTTAATCTAGGACCAAATCCAAATTTAACTGAAGTTGATGCACCAGAGTTTCCTGGTAAAATAGTTGTCGCAACTTTTTCTAAAGTTAAAAGATTAAAACTCTTACTAGGACTCATATCAAAATATGTTCCAGTTAATGAAGAGTGTGAAGTATCAAAAGTATATTTGTAAAACTCTTGAATTTCAATATTTGGATTGGGGGTAAATGTACTGTTATCTTCAGAAAATTCAAATTTAAAATCGATGTTTCCAGCAGAAACTACTGATACTAATCTCTCTTGACTACTTTCATCAAAGAAAACAGAACTTAAAGTTAATGGTTCTGACTCTCGCTTACCAATACTGTAATCAAATACAATTACAGCAGTTTGGGTGTCTAAATCATATGATTGAATATATCCACTACCATTAGTATTGGTAATTTTAAAATTATTTGAAAAATTGTATTTTGGTTTATACAATGACAGTGATCCGCCATTGTAATGATCCACAGCAACTGTTCCTTCTTTTCCCCTGGTAACAGTAAGAACAGTATCATTGATAGCAGTAATTTCTACAATTTCTGAACCAATCGATACTAGGTCTCCTTCAGCAAATCCCTTTGCAGTTTTAACTTTAATCTCTGATGCGTCAAAAGAAATACCTGAATGATCGATGTATAGTGCTAGTCTAGAAGAACTTAAAGAAGCACCAGATCTTTGTAGTTGATCATCATCTACACCTAAGTAATCACCTCTTCTATATCCAGTTCCTGGATCTGTCAATACAATGTTATTGACAACACCAATACTAGACACAGATATAGTTGCTTTAGCACCAGATCCTGTACCACCAGTTAATGGAACATCAGTATAAACATCTTCAGTATAATCTGCTCCACCATTTAGAATGGTAAATCTACCAATACCATCAAAATTAATTGTGGATGTGTTTGATGGTGCCTTGAAAGTTACCTGTTGATATAATCTCTTTCGTAGGTAATAATTTTTAGTTTTAGTAACATCATCTGGGAAAATACTAATGTCAACAGTATCTCCAATTGCCAAACCATGATTTTCAGTAGTTTCTATTAAAGCAACACTTTGATTTACTTCAAATGGTTCTAAGTTGTCACTTAGAGAAACTAAGGTTATAATTTTAGATCCCGATGTGTTGAATAGGTTATCCGATTGAATGTAATAATCATCGTCAATAATCCATGTTCCTGTTAATACTTTAATAGTAACAGTGTTCTGTCTACTAGTCCCTTCTAAAATTTCAGCAGTAGCGATTGGTGGATTTACACCATCAGTTAAACTTAGAGTAGCTCCTTTGGTATAAGAACTATCTTGATCAATAGTAAGAATAAAAGTTTTGATATCAGCAGAGAAAGTTCCAGTATTATCGAACGTTCCTACAACATCTTTTAAGACAATGACGTTATCATTTTGAACTGTACCTACAATAGTACCAGATGCAGCAGATGATGGTTGTCTTAATGTATCATCTACAAACAAGAAAGCATTTTGAATTGTGGTTAGTTTTACAACTTTATCTTCTTTACTTTGTAAGTAGTTAACGGGTTTTCCCGTAACCGAAGAAACCAAAGCAGAAGCATCCTTTCCTTGAGTTCCTTGATTATCAAAATATAATTGGCAATTAACTGAGAAGTTATTGGAAGAACCATCAACAGCAATTTTATCTACTGTACCAGATTTAACTTCTGAAATAGTAGCAACTAAACCATCACCATTTCCAAGCATACCCGCAGAGAAAAATCTCTTAGCATTTTTTGGAATATCGTTTTGATTAATATTAGAATTGTAATTACTATCTACTGGTAGAGAATAATAATTTTTTCCTACAACATATGGGAATTGCGGTACTTGATTGCTATCAATAGTAATGAAATAAGCATAAGTTCCTTCTGGGAAATCTGGGGTAATACAGAATCGTCCATTGTTTTCATCTAGAGAACCACTTTTATGAGTATAAACGTAATCATTTACGAATGACCCAAGAGGATATTTTGTTGTAGGCGGACCATCTTGTCTATTTCCAACTAATGAATAACTAGAAGTCATCCTTACAATTGATGAACTTACATCTAGTGGATTTTCGTAACTAAATGGACCATAGATTGGATTGCCATCATAAGCAAATCCAAGAATAGGAGAATGGGTTTTAACAGCTGGTTCTGTATCAGCAGAGTTTAAGTTATCATTTAATTGAACTCTGAGTGCTTTTGGATTAGCAATTTGACCATAACCATATTCCAAAACATTGTTTATGTTTTCAAAAACATATCCGAATTGTTTATCAATTACTGTGGATAGTTTAGAAAAACGATTTTTATTCCATTCTTTAAGGAAAGGTGTTACAGCAGCACCTGCTCCCACAGGAATAATATCTACCATAATATTTTGTTGGGTGTATAGCGTACCGCCTGCTATTTTTTCAAAACTAGTAATAGATCCATCTGTATCAATTACTGCAGTATATTCAGCAAATCTACCTTTTCCAAGTTTATCAGTAATTCTTACAATAGGTGGAGAAGAATAGAATTTGCCAGGATTTTCTACAACAATACTAGTTACTTCCCCACCAGTAACAATTGCTTTAGCAACAGCATCTCTTCCTGAAGTAATTTCTACAGTAGGTGTTACAGGAAACGTAATAGTAGTGTCAATGATAATGCTATCAACAACTTGACCAACCATTTGTGCTCTTGCTCTTCCAGGAAGACCATCAACAATAACAAATGGAGGATTTACATATCCACGACCTCTATCATCTACACGAATTGTATCTAACTTTCCAAAACGAATACTATCTTGATCTTTATATCCATAGATAGGTACACCATTTAATAAAATTCCAACATCTCTTTTAGAAGTCTCGTAAACTTCAGTAGTTACAGTTGGTGTTTTTCTAAGAATCCTAAGAATTTTTTGATCCTGTACAGACTGTGTAATAACAGGACCATCAAAAATGTTATATGATGGATAACTAGAAGATGTGATATAGTAGTATTGATCATCTGCAAAGATAGCAGAGACATTATTAGAAACACCATCCAAAGATTGTTCTACATTGGTGTTTGTACTAGATGTAACAGAAGTTCCAGTGTCTTTAATCCATCTGAGTTGATTTGTACCAGTCAATACAATTCTTGGGTCCGCAGACTGAAAACCAGGATTAGATACCTGTACAGCGTCACCTGTGAAAGAGTATGGTTGTGTATCATCTGGTAGAGCATCATACACAATTCCCAATGTAAGTAATTTTACACCAGACCCTTCTATGGTAACAGGTTTGTATACAAAATCTCCAAGACTATGTGATGCTGAAGAATTTCTTTCACTGACAATAAACTGAGTTACTGTCTTGTCATCAAATTTAATTACTTCTTCACCAATTAAGATTTCTCCTGTGGAATCCCAACCAATAGTAGATGAAACGTTAATTCTATCACCAACACCAAGAGTGGATGTAAATGCTTTTTCTAATTTTGCTTTTGTGGAGATTCCGAAAATACCATTGATAGTTTCAGGAGCAACAACAATATTCCAAATTACTTCATTATCAATCGTTCCTTGAGCAATAACATTATCTACAGTAGCAGAAGCATACCCATACTCTTCAGATGGTGTTTGAACAATTTGTTTGCCAATTAAATCTTTTGGATCACCTGATACTATCTTTACCTTTAAAGCATATACATTAATCCAATCGGATTCAGATGATTTGTATGTAAATTCTCTGGGATGATATACTTCTGGTTTGTTCTCTACATCAGTAGCAACAATGGTGTTGAAAATGAATTTAATGGAACTATCAGTTCCTTTTGCTTTATAGAATTTCTGAATATTCTTAATCAGAGTTCTCTTATCTACTTCGCCCTTTAAATATTTTTCTGGAAATGAACCAAGATATTGATTTTCAAAGTTTTTTACAAACGCATACAGAAATAAGTTACTAATATTGAATACTTCTGTCCCAGCAAAGTGTGAAGAAGCAGATGTACTAGTAAAATTAGAAGAACTATAAAGATCACCTAGTTTAGTATTTCCACTTACTCCTCTAGAGCAGTTCTGTAACTGGGTGCCTGTACGACTCTCGTAAAAAATAATCTCATCGTTAATTCTTACATAACCATTTTTCTCTGGAAATGATTCTGCATTTACTAAATTGATAGTGGTATCACTATCGCTAATGTTTGAGACTAAGGAGTCACTTTGCTTTAGAAGCGACTTCTCGTAATAATCGATATCAGCATACTTTTGAATGTTACTTAGAACATCCAGAGGACCACCCTGTACCTCCTGTCCTTCATAATACTTTTGTACAAACTTTGAAAAAAGTTCATACTCAGTAGAAATGAATTCAGGAAGCTGTGACTCGATTAGAGTAGAGATTCTCTTAGTCTTTACAGCAGGCATTTACTTACTCTTTGTATGCAGTGAACGAGGAATTCGCAACATCAACGTCAAGATAAACCTCGCGGAGTGCCTTGATATCATTGGAAAGGGGTTTAACTCTAACAGAAATGCGATTGTCAATAAATGTACCCTTAATAATAGTAAGGGCATACATTTTTAGTTCACCTTTTACATAATCAATGTCGCCAACATTACTGTCTAGAACAACCTTTTCGCCTGTTACGCTATCTATTCTATATAGGACAATTTTGCCATCCCTATCTTCTAGATAAACATCAAATGTAGGATATTCAGTTACCCTAAACCCAGTTGATGACAAGGTAGGTCCGTCACAATCTTTATCAAATTCGTTTTGGAAACATACTTCATAATAGAAGGTAGAATTGAGACTAGGATAAAAATCCTTTCTCATTGTTACTTCAGTCAAATTAGAGTTAATTGATCTATCCGTATCATCAATAACACCAACCATTTTACTAAATCTAAACTTGCCGTTAAACTTCTCGATATCAGAATTGTCGAGATAATTTTGTACAGAACCAATTACTCTATCTCTAATTTGTCCTGGACTCTCATCCGTTACAGATCCATTGTAGAAGATCTTTGAATCCAACTCAACATATAGAATGGAAGGATCTACAATTACTGGTCTAACAGAAGCAACCATGTACTTCTTTAAATCATCAATAATTTGTTGTTTAGTTAAAGATGTCAAGAAAGCGGCATTCTCTGCTTTGATTACAATAAAAACTTTTCCGTACTCGGGTGGTTCTTGATCTTCACCACCAAAAATTATAATGTCGCTAGTAGATGGATATACTTTACGAACAATAGCAGCATAATCCTGAGCAGTTACAGCACGATCTTGTGTGCCATAAGTCTTGGGTGCGTTAAACTTAATTTTTGCTGTAGACTCTTCTTCTTCTCCACCCTGTGCTGGTTCTACGGATGTTATGTTTGTTGTAAATGAATTTGGAGAAACACCAAAAGGATTTTCGACAACACCAGAGAATACAAATGTCTTTACACTATTTGATTCTGGACCAGTTGTTGTAACATACGATACTTCAATCCTTGCGCCATTGTCTAGTTTCTTTCCTAAAACACCATCTCCAAAAATTAATTCATAACGATTGTCTTCTGTTTCATCAAGGAAGAAAACTTTTGAGGTTGCATCAACATCTAGAATGTTATCAGCAACTAGGTATGGTTCGTTTAAAGATCCTCCTGTTGGGAAAACCTTTACTTTAATAGTTTCTGTGTCAATCTTTTCATTATCAAGAATAAATCTTTGATTCGATAATGATGTATTAACTGTAAATGTGTTTACAAGTAGTGTGCCTTCTCTAACAACGACATTATTAAATGTCGCGACATCGTTTACTACCTGTCCTGTTACATCATCTAATGTAACATATTGATAAATGTTGTTATCATATGAGGTGATAAATCCTGTTCCTTTTTTAAGAACTAACTCAGTATCTGTAGTTGGAGTTCCATAAGTAACTTGAAAGGAAATAATAGCAGTTGGAGAGGTAATGCTTCTAGGTCTGTATCCTAACTGCTTCGCAATCGCTACTACGTTGTCCCTGAGGGTGGCAGAATCAATGAATAGTTCATTGACTACCATGTTAGCGTTAAACGCTGTATAATAGGTATTGTAGGCAAGTGTGTCGAGCAAAGTCGATAAAGCACTGCCATCAAAATCATAGTCAGTAAAATCTGACTGTGCTCTCAAATAATCTTTAAGAGCAACTTTGATATCTTCAAAGTCTAAATTGGCAACCTGAGTATAAGGCATTATCGTGTACGCTCTAAGAAGAATTCTACAATTACTGGTTCGTCATTTCTACCGACAATAGTATATGCCAATTCAACTTCATAACCGTTATTCATATCATCTGGGTTGCACAAAATACTATCTACAGTAATTCTTGGTTCGTAACGTTCTAGAACGTCTCTAATTTCTGATTTGATAATACTGGCACTACCATAATCTAATGGTTCAAATAATACATTTTGAAGACCACATCCCAATTGAGGTTGAAATGGTCTCTCTCCCTTCTTAGTAAGAAGCAAGGCAGTAATCGCCTGAACGATAGCTGCCTTGTCTTTTACTGTTACCAAATCATCAGTAACAGGATGCTTCTTAAATGTAACACTCAAATCTTTGAATGTCTCAAAGGTAGGCATTTAGACACAGCAATAGGCTGTTACTATTTATCACTTACCACAGAATCCGTCTGCCCATTCTACTTGATTGTCAAAGATTTCACCCTCTTTGACATCTCGCATCTTACGTGCTCTCTTAAGATGACGTTCGCTATCAGTTTCGGTAATTAGGGTCATTCCCGATTCTTTGAACTCTTCACTCTTGTCCACTCGTTTGTCCATCTGTGGTCTCCGTCCGTTGTTTTCGTTCAGCATTTGTTTCCCAAAAATAATTATCAGTGTCTCCAAGGCGTCCCCAATCGGTTCCACCCTCGACTTCGTATTCTATGGTAGATACTTTAAAGTCAGGGAATGTAGGTTGTTCTGGAGTCAAGGAGAGGTCATACAGTCGCATCCTATTATTAGGATACAAAGCGTATTGACCATTGTTCAACGCAATACAATTGTGCGATTTATGCTCCTGAGGAGTTTCGCTCACATTATTATCTATCACATCAGGGTTCGCATGATAGTTATCCAATGTAAACAAGTATTTTCCTTTCTGTAACCCATGGTCACGAGTAAAGATCTCCACTTCCATTTGAGCAATGAATCCTTTGTTGATTGCCATGACTCCATAGTCCATGCAATTCCAGAATTGTAGATTCGCCAAATCCATGTCTATGACTGGGGTTTCAGGGGATCGTACAAACGCACTAATGGGAAGTTTGTCGTACATTGCTCCATACGTGGGTAAGTATGTCTCAAAATAAAAAGCGCGTCCAGGTATGCTTTTAGCAGATACCCAAACGCCCTCAACAAACTCCCCATGACCATCTTGATGATCTCGTAAGTATTCTTTACGTACCCAGACTTTCTCAGCGGGAAGATTGCAAATTAAATTCATCGTCCCTGTCCACGATAACGCTTTTTCTTGTTGTTACGTGATGTAGCAGCGTACTTCGTGTGCTGTCCTGATCCCTGACGAGTCTTTTTTGGTTTCGACTCGATCATGAGACCGCCACTAAGACCAACTTTGCTTCGTGCCATAATTTTGTTCGATTGACTCTTGTATTATACCTTCTCTAGGGGTCTGCTGTCAACCACTACAGTTAATGCTCCAAATCCTGAAACGATACCAGCAGGTCCCACAGGCGATCCTAACAAACTTCCGATCACTGCCATAGGAGTACCATTAACCATGACTGTTGGAGACCCTGTGGAGATTGTATCAGAGTGTAGATCAGGTGGTACAGGAAGTATCGCAAAGTGTGGTAATGTTGTATCACCTACCTTATGTACATTACGACCATTAATGATAACATTCAAACTCGCACCACTAGGAGGAGTAGGGGAGGGTGGTAGAAATCCAACAGGAGACCATGGACCATGACCTGTAGTCATGTCTAAAACCATTGATAACGCGGGTGTTGTACTTAACATTATACTCCAAGTAATAATGGTCTCGGCGCTTTCGGCGTATTTAGGGCATAGAGTAATCTCTTCTGTGCCCAACTACTATTGTTCTGTACCGTCATAAACGCGGGAATAGTGGTCTTTATCGGAATCAACGTCCCTGGTAACTTTGAAGTGATTGTAATAATATAGAAGAAGCGCAACTTCCTGATCTCTGATGCCTTATACGATACAATACCAGATGATCTTGTAAGAAACCTCTGCATCTCAGGCGCATCTAAGATCTCGGCATCCGCTTTGGTGAGTGAATACCACGTAGCAGGCGTAATACTACTCGGAGCAATCGGTGCGGTATCAAATAACAACGGATCGAATGGTACGCCCTGAGGGATCTTTTCATACTTCAAATATCTCACGCCTGCGCCGCTGATCCTTGCGATCACATCAGGAAACTTCAGAACCCATTCACGATCATAAAATGCCTTCTCAGTATAGTATCCCCCAATCGTGGCAGTCGTCACCCCTCCTAAAGTCTGAATGAACTCTTCATTGACCAGGGGTGGATTCCAATTAGGACTGGGTAAAATCTCTTGTGGTTTTTCTGCACCAGTCCTACTAACTAATGTAACTGGGTTAGGTTCCTCTATAATCGCCTTGAAGGGTGTGAAAGCAGGTACAGGAGGTATTGGGTCGAACGATACGTTTAAGATGATCTCATCGGGCAGTGTGGGGATTGCTGTGACTGTTAACGAGAATACCTGATATGGTGAGATATAATCATCCACAGAAGATACGTCGCCATTCTCCACTGCCTCTGCCATATTCTCATACGCTAGAGGTCTTAACTCGAAACTACCAACCCCTGGCGTGACAACACCCGATAACAGGTCGGCACGTTTCGCAGTCCCTGGTAATGGCCAGATACCTACAGTTAACCTATCATCTAATAGCGTTGCCATCCTATACCGCTCTCGCTACCTTTAAAAGATCTTCCTTAATTCCTTCCACATTATTGTGAAGATAATCTAATGTGTCTGAGAGACTTTCATAGTTCTTCTCCGCTGGACGACGATACATCAATTGTGGTCGCTCCAGCTGCGAAATCCGTTGGTCCAGGCTCGTCAACCTCTCGGACAGCTTCAGGAGTGCCTGCTCCAGACTCTGCTGCTGCTTGTGTAACTCTTCCATCGTTTTGATCTCCTCTCATGAATGCTTCAGATGCTCGCGACTCAAACTCGTCACAGAACGCATCGAAGTTGTTAACAATGTCGTCAAAGTTTTTGTACTCGGGTTTTTCAGTCATTTTTTTGCTGGGAAATTTTTTTCCTTTTCAAGGTTTCAAAAAAACCATTTCAAAAATATTTATCTCTCGTCTGGATACTTTTGTAGGTTAGGGAAGGGGTAGGAGTCCCAAACCGCTTGGCGCTTCGCGACCACATAAAAAAGGGGCATATCACTGCCCCCCTGCCCCTCTGCTGTGGTAGACTCAGAGGTCTGCCATCATCTCGTTCATCTCGTCTGCGTCGATGGCAGGATCTGTCCATGCCACGTCATCACCTGTCATGGTGCGAGCGCAGTTATCCATGCAGCGAACGAAGCAAGCGTATGGCGTGTCGCCTGCCTCACAGTACGTCACACATGCTTGGGCAGTGTTGTACAGGAAGCGGTCGTTCTGAATCCAGAGGGATGCATTCCAGGTCTCATAGTTTGCCCAACCGTTGTATGTGGTGTCGGCAGTCATGGTGGAAGCGGTCATGTGGTTTGTTTGTTTGCTTGTGTGTATTGTAGACGATGGGGTGATCAGTGGCGATCACTGATGGACCAGTTCCCCCACTGTCCTGCTGGCTCTAGTCCCTGACGCACACGCTGACGGTATGCTGTCTCAGCGATCATCTGACGGCGGATGCTGTCCATCGCTGCTTGCATGACTGGTGATGGGTTCTTGCTGTGCATGAAGATGCCATCAGCAGAGGTTTCGAGTTTGGTTGTTTTGTTTTCCATGCTGTTAGTCTACAGGGTCGGAACTGGTTATCTAGGCAAGCAGTGCCAGTTCCTGCTCTGTCACAGTGTCCACGCTCTCATCCTTGTAGACCCGAACCCATTTGATAGGATGACCAGAGGTGAGACGCCAAATCATCATATCTTCCCCCTCAGCGTCTCCGCTCTCCTGCCATGCTGAACAGATGCGATAGGCGTGGGAAATGCTGATGGCATAGTCTGCGCCATGCTCATCGAAACGATACCAGTTGGCGGGTTGGACTGCGAACATGATCAATTGCCTTTGATTGATTTGATTATAGAGCCCAAGATGCGGGCGATGCCTATGTATGTGGACAGTCTCGCCTCTGTCCTAGTGGTGGGCAGGTAAGGCATGGAATAGTGAGACATGGGTGCTAGTATGGGTGAACTAGGCGGTGGCCGCCCAGTTTGTGTTACTTAGTGTGAAAAGTGTCGCCCTTAGGCGAACACATAACCAGAACAGAAATCCTCAGTCATGTACACATTCTTGCCATTGATTGCACCAGTGAACTTGCGAACATACCACAGAAAGTCTTTCTGGAATATACCCTCACCAGCAATGCAGAACTCAGAGCACAATGCATTGAGTCGTGATTTGGTGGTGACTGACTGCCATCCACCATCGAAGATTGTCAGCGAGGTGTCATCAACCATGGCGATCTTGTTGCCGTGGAGATACACTGTAGACACACCATCGTTTGTAACAACTTGTGTGTTGCCTGATGACCAGTTCTTGTCTGCCTGGATAGCGGCACACATTTGCTGTTCGATCTTACGCATGAGAGTCGTTGGTTGTTTGACTTGAATGAACAATAGAATGGATGAGGGGGGAAGTAAACCCCCTTTGTGCCACTACCTCAACTGGCATCCTGTGGCGTGTCGCTGTATGTTACCTTATGAACAGCGGCATCAGTCAACAATTCAGGGTAATACTCTTCTGTTTCTGTGATGAGTTCTTTCATTGAATAGTTGTCAAAGTTGCCATCCAAACTATCATAAACGTATGCATACATTGACTTGTGATCCATACCATCGATGATGGACTCAATGAGTGCATCTTGCAGTTTGTCTCTGTCGATGATGTTTTCGGTCATGGTGTTTTTTGAACTTGAGTTAACAATACAGGAGATGGGGCACAGATCAACCGATGCTGTGCCAGTTTGCTCACTGGTCAGCGAACATGCCGAAGTGCGCCTCGACCACGTAATCTATCACCTCATCAGTGGCAGACACGTTGAAGCGATCACAGAACCAATCGACACACAGATCAGCGGGCATCATGGTATCGAACATAAAGTCCTGCAGGTCCTGCAGGGTTTGTGGATTGGAGAGGAGTGTTTTGTTCATGTGTACACAATACACGATCTGGGGTGCTGTGCCTATTTTGTGTGCCACCTTGCCAACTGGTTGGGGCGGCTGACCAGTTAGTTAACCTCACTCAACAACAGTTTGTGACATCTATCTGCCTCATCCAATGTATCATCATCTAGTTCATCCCATTCAACATACTCATAAGCACCACGGTTTGATTCAACATTGCCATCAGATAACAGTGGGTGATACATAAGAATTCTCTGATGATTACCATCCAATGT